CACCCGTCGCCGTCCGCAAACGGTTACGGCCAGGCTGGCGGGTCACCATCACCGGCACCACCGGGGCGCTACTCAACAACAAAGACCGCGAACTACTCACCTTCGAAATCATCAAAGGACACCGACTGTAATGAAGCTACTAGGACAAGCCATGATCATCCTCGCCGTCGCGCTGCTCGTATCGGCGATATGGTCTATCGGCAGCGGCCCGGACCTTCCATGGCAGTTCGCCGGCACAGCACTCGTTGCCTTGTTTGTTGGCGCGGCGATCCTCGGATCTAAGTCGAGGGCAAACAAATGACCACCATCGCCTGGCTGCTGCTCGCGCTGTTGATTGTCGGGCCTGGGGTCGCGTTGTTCGTGACCCGGCCCCGCCCGACCCGTTGCCAGTGCGGGGCGTTCAAGTTGCCCCGCGCGGCTGCTTGCTTCGACTGTTCGACCCGATAGACTGTTCTAACCACTCAAACAAAAGATAGGTTGCCAGACCATGCGAGAAACCCTGCAAGACTCCATCCACAATTGGCAGGCCGACGAAGGCATCACCGAAGCGACCATGCTCACCGGCCAGCTTGAAGTTATCGCCGAAGAACTCCGAACCGCGAACATGATCGCGTTCTACAACATGGACAACGACGACGCGGACAGGCTGATAAAACACGGCCTCATGACCAACGAGAAGTTCGAAGCCCTCGCGAAGAACATCATCGAACGGCTCGGGCTGAAATGAGCGCGCAGCCGGCCGAGATCCCGGTACTCGAAGGGCAGTTGTCGATCGACGAAGTGTTGCCGCCGAAGCGTGTCCAGCGCCGCCGCGTCAAGGGCTGGAAGATGCCCCCGAACACGGTCTATGTCGGCTGCGGGTCCAAATGGGGTAACCCCTACCGGGCCAACGGAAACCGGGCAGAGGCAACCTCACTATTTGCCGACATGCTCTACCGCGCTCCTGCCGGCGACGGGACCTGGGGCAAGCGCGGCGAGACGGCAGAGGAAACCGTGCGGCGGGAACTGGTCGGCAAGAACCTGGCCTGCTGGTGCCCAGTCGACCAGCCTTGCCATGCCGACGTGTTGCTCGAACTGGCGAACGGGGCGTGAGTCATGTCGTGCATGAAGCGGCCGTTCAACACTGAACGCGAAGCCCTCGCGAACCAGCGCCGGATAAACCGGCGTGTGGGGGAGGGGCCGACCCGTCAGGTCGCCTACCCCTGCCCCGACTGCTCCGAGGATATGGGGCCGGAAACCTGGCACCTGCGCACCGAACGCCCCATCGAAGGGAAAATCGCCCGCGTCGTCAAACTGAAGACCGGGCGCCGGCGCAGACCATCCGCACGACCCTGGGAAGACGAAGACCTAGAAGGAAAATGGGCAGCATGAACATCATCGAGTTCCTAGAAGCGCGCATAGCCGAAGACGAACAACAAGCCACTAAGCACCTGAAAGACGCAAGCGCCCGCGGCTGGGCGTCATACCCTGTCCGCATACTCGCCGAATGCGCGGCGAAGCGGGCGCTGATCGACACCCAGTACGCATACCTCGCGACGATCGACGGCGAATGGGGATGCGCGCATGACGAAGACCAAATACGCGCCGGGGAATGCGAGTACTACCGCGACTTCAACCCGGGCACGTGGCCGATCGTGACTGCCCTCGCCGCAGTCTACAACGACCACCGCGACTACCGGCCAGAGTGGGCAGCATGACCGCGGGGGATCTGCGCTACCTGCTATCCCTTGGCCTTACGGTCGAGGAAATCGCGGCCCGCGCCGCTAGGACACCCCTCGCCATAACCAAAGAACTCGAAAAGGACGACCAAGACAATGAGTAACCCGAACTGCTTCGACGACGTACCCGGTTGCAAGATGGAGACGTCGCATACGCATTTCGACGTCTACTACGGCGGGTCAAGGGACGGGCAGCGGTGGGAGCTTGACGGGAACTTGGCGGCTGACCGGATTGTTGACGCGGCCGGGGGCGTCTATGTGAGGCACCCTGATTTTGACACGGCTACGGAGCGGGCGTGGTTCTCGCTCCCGAACGACAAGCCCACCGCCGCGTCGGGTGTGCATGTCGAACCGCAGGCCGGGCGCAAGTACCTGACCCTCGCCGACCTTAGAACCCTTGTGGTAACCGCCGAGCGCATGGGCCACCACCCCGACGCAACCGTGCACGGCCGGGTCGCCTGGCGCGGACAAGCGTTGACGCTCGGAATCAAAGCCGAAGGAGACAAACCATGACCTGCCAGACACTCGCTATCGGCGATAGCGTCGTCAACATAAACCGCGGCCCGGCAATGGTCGAAGTCGTAAACCGCCGCGACGGGGATGAACGCTGGTGCTTCGCCTGCAGGAAGCGCAGGGAGTTCCGCTATATCGTCATGGCCCCGGAAGAACCGGACTGGTACGGCCCGCACGCCGACGTCAAGTGCGGGCACTGCGGAACGTCCGACGGCGACCTGTTCCCCGGCCGTGAACGGGAGTGGGAATAGCTCGTGTAGGCTAGTTCGGCTGGGGATTGGGAGGGGTCGCTACTCGTTTGGGTGGCGGCCCTTTCGCGTTACCCGCGGGTAGGTATGTTAGAGCGGCGAAAACAAGGTACCGTGTCGGCGTGTTCAGGTGTTGACCCGCCCCGCCATGCAGTATGTTTGTCCGGTAGCAACATTCTTGTTTGCCCTGTTGGGGGGCCATTTTTCGCGGAGGTCTCGAATGTCTGTAACCCGGTGCTGCCCAAGCTGCACGAAGCGACACGCTCAACTCATTAGCCCTAACTGCCCTGTCTGCCAAGGCTACGGAACCGTCACACTCGGCGCCGCCGCCCTCTCCATGCACGAACCCGCAACCGTCGGCATAGCGGTTGAGATCGCCGTCGAAGCCGCAGCCAGGACCATCGACACGCAACTCACCCTCAGTGATGACCGGGTCGACCCTTTCCGTATGGTCATGGAAACCCTGACCGACGCCGGGATCATCGGCACCCCCACCGCGGGCCGGTCCAAGGCGCTGTCTCCGCGCCGGCACCTGCACGCCGTACCCGACAACGCCGCCACAAGCCTGGATCTCGCGGCCGAGTACATGCCAACCGTCACCGAACGCGACGCCGTCCTCGCCGCCGCCGACCCCTACGTCTACGCCGAGCACGAACGCCCCAACGCTAGGGGCCTGCCAGTGTTGAGCGCGAACGGGCACCCCTCCCACACCGCCCGGATCACCGACCCCATGACCCCCGGCAACGACACCGCCGCAACCTACCGCGACCGCCGAGCGCAGCGCCGGTCAGCAGGCATCCTCATCGAAGCCGCCCCCAAAGTCGTATCCCTCAAAGCCCGCCAGGAAGCCAAAAAAGCAGCCGCAGCCGCACGCAAGGCAGCAGCATGATCAAGTGGCTGCACCGGCTGTTCGGGCACGCGCAGAGCACGCATGAGTCGAAGCTGATTGACCATCGGGACTACTGTTTCTGTTCATGTGGGGCCGTGTTCAACCCGTAGACTAGCGACGGCATGATGTTTCCGTAGCATGCAGAAAGGCCCGCACTGGTCACGGTGCGGGCCTTTCGCCGTGTAGCCGGGGGGACTACGGCTTTCAGTCTATACGCCGACGAGTGCCCGGCGAATGATCGGGGTGGGGGAGGTCACGTTTCCCCGGCCTGGCCGGTGTTTCTGCCATTCGTCGATCGTGGACCGGAACCAGAGGGGTGATTGGCCGGCGTACCGGTCGGGTTCGGGCAGGTCACCGGGCCGGATGTGGGAGGGGTCGCCGGTGAGTGCGGCCTTTTTGCGGTGGTGGGTTGCGCGGGCGTTGTAGGCGCGTGCTGATTCGAGGGTCACGTCGATGTAGTCGGCGAGTTCTTCGTAGTCGAGCAGGTCGTCGGGTCGCCGCTGGGGCTGGTTTGTTAGAGCCATGTGAACATTGTACCTATCTGTTGGGCGCAGTCGGTACGTTGAACGGTACAGCATTTGCGCACTTGGGGGGCATGCGCTAATGGCGTGTTTCGTCCTAACGTCGTAATACCCAAGCTTTTCATAGGTTCCACCCCTAAAACAAACGGACAAACCCGTATCTGAGCGGCCTATTTGGGTGCAAACTATTACGGCCCCCACAGTAATCCTTGACACTTCAACGGGTTCCTAAGACCCCTTACCACAAGCCACACCAACCGTTCAAACAACCCACCGCTCAAAACGTTAAAACAAACCACCATCCCACACCGCCACCCCCGGATCGGTCATGCTCAACCCCAAAGCACCGACTATGAAAGGGGACCGCCCACCATGCCCCGCAACCCCAACCCGTCTGACGGGACACCCACCGAACGCACCCGCGTGACCCCCGGCAGCCTCGCCCGCGACGCCCGCCTCGAAGAAGCCCTACGGTTACGCCGCTGCGGGTTCGACTACCAACAAATCGCCGACACCCCCTGGGCAGACTCCGAAAACGCTAGGGGCACCCTCTACTGCGACCGGCACGCCGCCCGCCGCGCCATCGTCGCCGCTAGGAACGACACCATCCGCGAAGCCGCCGACGAAGTCCGGCAACTCGAAGTCGAACGGCTCGACATGATCCTCGTCGGCCTCGCCGACAAAGGCCTGTTCGAAGGGAACGTGCAGGTCGTCAACGCCGCCATGCCCCTCATGGCCCGCCGCGCCAAACTCCTCGGACTGGACGCCCCAACGCAGATCGAATCGACCGGCGACGGCGTCATCAACGTATCCTTCACCGACAAGCTCAAACCCTCCGGTGGCATGGCTGATCCCGAGCTAGACGTCGACCTGCCCGATGCCTAAAACAGTCCGCTACGACTACACCCCATCCCCCGGCCCGCAAACCCAAGCGCACCACACCTTCGTCGACGAAATGCTCTACGGCGGCGCGGCCGGTGGTGGCAAGTCGCGCATGTCCCGCGCCGAAGCCGTCCTGAACTGCCTCCGCGTCCCCGGCTTCAGGGCGATCATCTTCCGGCGCACCTTCCCCGACCTCGAACGATCCGTCGTCGAACCCCTCCTGCAGGAGATCCCCCGCGAACTCGGCCGGTACAACTCCACGAAACACCTGTTCCGGTTCTTCAACGGCTCCATCCTCGAACTCGGCCACCTGCAACGCCGGGACGACCTCATGAAATACCAGGGCGCCGAATACTCTTTGGTGATCTTCGAGGAAGCAACCCACTTCACTTACGAAATGTTCGACTACATGCGCTCCCGCCTCCGCGCAGGCGGGCAGGTCGCAATCAAAATGGCCGAAATAGGTTTACGCCCCCGAGTCATCCTGACCGCGAACCCTGGCGGGATCGGGCATCACTGGGTCAAGCGGAACTTCGTCGACCCTGCGCCCCCGGGCAAGATTTGGCGACCGCGACCGACCGAGGATGAACCGAACCCGCCGACACGCTGCTATGTACCAGCCCGCGCCACCGATAACCCGTACCTCGACAAGGGGTATATCAACCGGCTGAACTCGCTGGCACCCAACACTCGGGCCGCGCTCCGCGATGGTTCGTGGGATGTTCTCGACGGTGTCCGGTTCCCCGACTTCAGCCGGAACATTCACGTCATCGAACCCGAGAAGCTGCCCATCCCGCATGTTGGCTACCCGCGGGTTATCGGCGTCGACTACGGATCATCCGCACCGTTCAGCGCGCACTGGATGGCGCTCCTGCCCGACGGGCTGGTTGTCGTGTACCGCGAGCTTTACATGAAGGGCCTGACACCGCGGGAGCAGGCGTTGGCGATCCGTAACGCCGAAGCCCCCGATGAGCGCATGCCGGGCCGTCCGTTGCCGATCGTCCTCGACCCCTCCATGTGGGCCAGGTCAGTGAACAACCCCCTCGCCGTCGCGTCAGGTGATGTGCCGCCGCCCGGGTCGATCGCGCACGCCTACTACGAAGTGTTCGGGTCAGCCGTCAGTAAGGCCAGGAATGACCGGATCGGCGGTTGGGCTTTGCTCGAAGACCAGATGCGGGTACGGGAAGACGGCCTGCCCCGGTTCCTGATCTACTCGACCTGCACCAACCTCATTAGGACGCTGCCGGCCGCGCCCCGCGACCTCCGCAACCCCGACGATATCGACACCAAGTCAGATGACCATACTTTGGACAGCACCCGGTACGGGCTGATGGACCTAATCGGCAAGCCCCCGGCGTACAAGTTCGACGCGCAGCAATGGGCGAAGAACCGGAACGCGTCGACTGTTACGGGGGATCTGGCCGGGGCTCGCCTCTAGATGGTATGTTTGAACCGTTAGAAACAGTCGCCAGACATTAGAAAGGCATGACCCCATGCAACAACTCAGATCCGGCGAAGTCTGCGCCGGATACGGCGGACTCGCCCTCGCGATCGAAAAGGTATTCAACGCCGAAACAGCGTGGGTAAGCGAGTTCGACCCCGCACCCTCCAAGATCCTCGCCCACAGGTTCCCATCCGCGGTCAATCATGGGGACATGACACTGATCGACTGGGCAGCGATTGAACCCGTCGACGTCCTCGGCGGCGGCACCCCCTGCCAAGACCTCAGCACCGCGGGCAGGCGGGCAGGCATGACCGAAGGAACACGCTCGAACCTATGGGTTCACATGCGCGAAGCAATAGCCATTCAGCGGCCGCGATACGTGGTCTGGGAAAACGTTAGGGGAGCTTACAGTGCCGAAGCCAGTTGCGATCTGGAACAGTGCCCGGGATGTGTGGGAGACACCAGCGACGGAAGGACTTTTCTGCGAGCACTTGGACGTGTTCTCGGAGACCTTTCCGACCTCGGGTACGATGCTGAATGGCGCGGCCTACGCGCGTCCGACCTGGGCGCCCCGCACGGACGATTCAGGGTCTTTGTCCTTGCTGCCGACCGTAACTACCTCGGAGAGCACCGGTCCGGGCAATGGGCCGAACAAAACGGGCGGGGACAACTTACGCACGGCCGTGTCGCTGCTGCCGACGCCGACAACCCGGGACCACAAAGACAACACAATCAGGCGGGAACCACACCGGCCAGACGACACGGACACGCTAGCGAGGGCGTTGACTGGGGTCAATACACCCGGGCTATTCGTCGATGGGAAGCCCTGCACGGAACCGCCCCTACCCCTGTTGAACTAAGCCCTACCGGCAAGCCGCGACTGTCAGCGAAGCTCGCAGAATGGATGATGGGCCTGTCCGATGGTTGGGTCACTGACGTGCCGGGTGTTAGCTGGGCTGACCAGCTGAAGGCATGCGGGAACGGGGTCGTTCCGCAGCAGGCCGCTGCAGCGCTGACGGACATGCTCGAAGCGTTCGAGGGTCGCCGGTTAGAGGCGCAGGCTCTCGTCGCCGCCTAAGCCTTCCCACAACCCGCCCCCGCCGTCTCGCATGGTGGGGGCATGGTTGTTAAAGCAGATCCCGAGATCGGGGTAACGGGCGGTCTCGCGCTCAACGGGGACTCGAAGTCGACGTCGTTCATCATTGAGCCGTTGGACCCGAACCCTGACCTGCACTTTCCCGCGTCGATTCCGGTGTTTGATGAGATGCGGACGACGAACGGGCAGATCGGGTCGCTGTTGTCGTCGATCAACCTGCCGATCCTCGCCGCCCGCTGGCAGCTGCAGGGGACCGGTGTGCGGCCCGAGGTACTGAACTTCGTGCGTACCGAACTGGGCCTCGACGTGCCCGGCCAAGCCCTCGAACGCCGCCGCAAGCAGGGTATCGTGTGGCTCGACCACCTCGAAACCGCTTTGCTGTGTCTGCCGTTCGGGTTCATGCCCTTCGAACAGGTCTATGAGGCTGGCCCGCCGCTGGCTGAGCAGGAGGGCGTCGGCATCCCGACGGTGTTGCATTTGCGGAAGCTTGCACCACGCCTGCCCCGCACCATCAGTCAGATCCACGTCGCCCGGGACGGCGGTCTCGCCGGGATCAGTCAGCCGCCATTGGACCCGAAGGCGAAGGACGACATTTTCATTCCCGTCGAACGCCTCGTCTACTACTGCCACAAACGGGAAGGGGCCGACTGGTCCGGCCGGTCCATCCTCCGCAGCATCTACGCGAACTGGATGATCGGCGAAAAGGAACTGCGCCTCTCCGCGCAGATCCTCGAACGCAACGGCATGGGCATCCCCGTCCTCTACTACGACCCGCAGGTCATGGACAAGAATGAGGCCGAAGCCCTGGTGCAGGCCGTCCGTGCCGGCGCGACAGCCGGGGCGGCGATCCCGAACGGGGCGAAGCTGGAACTGCTGGGCGTGACCGGCTCGACTGTTGACGCGCTCCCGCACCTGAAGTACCACGACGAAAAAATCGCCGAATCCGCGTTGGCTATGTTCAAGACCCTCGGGCATGATGCCGGGGCGCGGTCGCTGGGGGATACGTTCGTTGATATTTTCACGCAGGCCGTGCAGGGCATCGCTGACTTCTTCGGCCGCGTCGCCACCGAACACGTCATTAGGGATCTTGTTGAACTGAATTTCGGGCCGGATGAACCGTACCCGGTGCTGGTCCCGGGCGACCTGTCCGCCAATAGGGCCATCACCACATCCGCCCTCAAAGAACTCGTCGACGCGAAGATCATCACCCCCGACGACAAACTCGAAGACTTCATGCGCGCCTCCACCGGCCTCCCCGCCGCCGACACCGGCACAGCCCGCGGTGAGCAGACAGCGGCCCTCGCCGCCGACCCGGCCGACGACCTGCTGAAACGTGCGAACATGGCCGGCACCCTGATCCGTTCCGGGTTCGACCCTGACGAAGCGATGACCGCCGCAGGTTTGGACCCGGTCAAGCACCTGGGTCTGCTCCCGGTCACCCTGCAGCCCCCGGCCGCGGGCACCGACCTGAACAACGCCGTCGACCCGAACGCGGCCACCGCAGGCCCGCAAGCCAGTAGTAGCGGTAGTAGTAATACTCCTACTCCTACTACCGCGCTGGCTGAGGGTGACGCGCACCTGACCCGACTCGAAGCGATCATGTCGGAACTGCGCGAGTACCGGAAGCCGGCCGCGTAGTGTGCCAGGCGTGCGGGGCGCTGGCCGGTGAAGTGACGGTGCAGGTCATGTTGGCGGCGGCTGAGCGTGAACTGATCCTCGCGCAGGCCGATGCGGGCCAGTCGGTTCCGCACGCGACAAGGCCGTTGTCGGCGGCTGAGAAGCGGGCGAAGATGCGGTTCAAAGAGATCGACGATCTGCAGGTCACTGCGGCCCAAAAAGCGGCTAAGTTACTCGCCGGTAACGCGCAGGTTTACGTAATGGCCGTTATCGGCGCAATTTTCGGCGCGGAACGGACCCTTGAACCGGATCAGTTCGTCGAAGAATTTGACCGGCTGGCGCGCGGCGAAATGCCTGCCGACGTGGCGGCGGAAATCGAAGACGCGACCGGTTCCATAGCTGGCATTCTAGCAACAGTGTTCGCCGGGGCGTCACTGATCGCGATCGGCGAAGCACGACGCCAAGGCGCCAAACAACTCCCCGACGGTTTACGCGCCGTCCACGGCCGATACGACACCCTGGCCCGGGCTGTTGCCCTGCACCCCTGGACCCGGCTCACATCCAAACTGCAAACCGACCTGCTCACCCCGCGGAACCTCGCCGCCCCCATCACCCGGGACGACGTCGAAACCACGCTGAAAGCGATCCCCCTCGACGGGGCAACCGACCTCGCGAAACAGGCCATCCACACAGCCCACGGCCAAGGCCGGCACGAAACCATGCAAGAAGCCCTGCCCGAACCGCAGGAATGCTACGCGAGCGAACTGCTCGACGGGGAAACCTGCGCCCGCTGCGCCGCCGTTGACGGCAAGGAATACGACACCCTCGCCGAAGGACTCGTCGAATACGAAACAGGCGGCTACGGGGCCTGCCTCGGCGGCGCACGCTGCCGCGGCACCCTCGTCAGCGTCTACGGCTACGCGGGCTAATCTGCTATCTTTGTTCTATCCGTTCAAATAAAATCGCCAGACGCGAAAGGCACCGCCCATGCCGCTTTACTACCAAGACGATTACGTGACCCTCTACCACGGGGACTGCGCCGAAATCCTGCCCGCACTTAGTGTCACGGCTGACCTTCTACTTACGGACCCGCCATATGGGGTGGACTTCAAAAGCGGTTGGAGTCAACACGCTAGGATTGCCAACGATGATGGGACCGCTGACGTGATGGGAATGATCGCCCTTGCCGTCAAGAAGCTGCGTCGTCACCGGCACGCCTACATTTTCGGTCCTTGGGACTTCACGGGCACTAACCTCACCGCCCACACGCAACTCATTTGGGACAAGGGCATTGTCGGCATGGGCGATCTTTCGCTGCCCTGGGGGACGTCCCATGAGCCAATCACCTTCGCCGTCCACGAGGCATCAAAGGCAAACCGGGAACAGGGTAAAGGCCGCCTGTCCGCCAGGATGCGGCAAGGAACGGTTCTCCGCGTAGACCGCACTAACGGCGCGTCGAGCAAGAGACACCCCACGGAGAAGCCCGTGCCGCTCTTGCGGCAACTAATAGAGTCATCCTCCTGCTTCGGGGACGTGGTTCTTGATCCTTTCGCTGGTGTCGGCTCAACGCTCGTCGCCGCAACGCTGGAGGGGCGGAAATCCGTGGGCATCGAACTTGAAGAAAAATACTGCGAAATCGCTGCCACAAGGTGCTCGGAACTGAGCGAACTAGGAGTCATAGCATGAGCATTCCTGACGAAGCATTCGAAGCCGCGGCGATGGCTGTTATGACTGAGATGTTGGAGCGTCCCGGATCGGACGGCTACGTGGACGGGCACAGGGAATACGCCCGAGCCGCCCTTGAGGCAGCGGCACCGTACCTCATGGCGGAAGCCGCTGTGGAAGCGGCGGTGTCTGCTGTCGCCCGGAACTATGGTTACGCGGGGACCCCCGCTAACACTATCCTGTGGGCACGCATTGCGGTTGACGTGCGCGCCGCCCTTGAAGCCGCGGCCCCTATTCTGTTATCCCCTGACAGCTAGCCTGGCTCCCGGTTTGATTGCTGCGGCCCCGGGGGCTGTTTCTGTTTAACGCGCCGGTAAGCCTTCCCACACGCCCGGGCCTGCACCCGTCACCCTCACCGTATGACTATTGCGACTACGACGTTCAAGGACGTGCAGTTGGTGAAGGCGGGCACGTGGGGCGGAATGACGGGCCGGTCGACGATCACGTCCGAAGACCTGGCCGACGCCGTCGCCGCCTACGCTGACCCTGAGATTGACCGGGGCGTGATCAAGATCGGCCACGACGGTGACTTGAACCTCGCGACCGGGCAGCCCGCGTTGGGGTGGGTGGAGAACCTGCGCCTGTCCGAGGATCGGCAGACCCTGCTCGGGGATTTGACGAATATCCCGTCGAAGCTCGCGTCGATTATTCCTAGGGCTTTCCGCCGCCGCAGCGTGGAGATGACCCTCGGGGCGAAGACCCCCAGCGGGAAGACGTACCGGGCGGCTTTGACCGGCCTCGCACTGTTGGGTGCGAAGGCCCCCGCCGTGAAGGGCTTGGACGACATTCTGAGCCTGTACGCGGCCGAAGGCGAACCCGTATCGGGCGACGCTGCTGTTGCGTTCGCGGTGGACGGGGATACGGACACGGCCCCCGTCCCACACGACCCCGCCCTGGCTGGTGATGGTGGTCCTGATGGTACTCCCAACGAAAGGACGGCCGACGTGGCCCTCTTGGACGAACTGAAGAAGACCCTCGGCCTGCCCGAGGATGCCACCGAGGCCGACGTGACCGCCGCCGTCGCAAAGGCCGCAGGCAACGACCCGAAGCCCGAAGCCGAACCGGCCCCCGCCGAGCCTGCCCCGGCCGCACCGGCTGCCGCCCCGGCCCCCGCCCCCGCTGCCGAGCCTGCCCCGGGTGTTGAACTCGGCGAAGGCGCCCCGGCGACCGTCGTGGTCTCCGCTGTGCAGTTCGCGGCCATGCAGGAACAGTTGGCCTCCCTGACCCAGTCCGCCGCCGCCGACCGTAAGGCCAAGGCCCTCGACGACGCGATCGCCACCGGCCGTATCAGCCCGGCCGAGCGTGTCCAGTTCGCCGCCGTCCTCGACGCGAACGAAGAAGCCGGAACCAAGCTGCTCACCAGCCTCGCCCCGCGCGTCGCCGTGATCGAACTCGGCGCCGACCACGCCCCCAACGCCGACGCTGACATCGACGACCTGGAACGCCAGGCCATCGCAGCCGGACTCTAAGAAAGGCGATTAGACAATGACTGCTTTCGCACCCGTAAACCCCACGTTCCAGGTTTTCTCCGACAACTCGGCGACCCCGTGCAAGGCGTCCGGCGCGATCACCGGTTCCCGGTTCGTGAAGCTCGTCGCCGGTGGCACCTTCCAGCAGCCCAAGGTCGCGCAGGCCGGTGCCGGTGACCAGGTCTTCGGCGTCGCCGCCTACGACGCTGTCGACGGTGAGGTTTTCACCGTGCAGCACGTCGGAACGTTCACTGTGACCGCTGGCGCTGCCCTGACCGCCCCGGTCGAGGTCCAGTCCGACGCGAACGGTAAGGCCGTTGCCCTGTCGACCGGGAAGCGCGCCGGTTCGGTGTACTTCGACGCCGCCCTCAACGCTGACGCCGCCGTGCGTCTGGCCCTCTAACCAAGAAAGAACGAGGCTATGACACTCACCTACCCGGCCGGCGCACCGTCTACCACCGGCACCCGCCTGACCGTTGACCGGCTGCTGAAGAACCCGACCGTTCTCGCGAAGCGGATCATCAACGACACGACCCCGTTCCTGTCCGAACTGCTGTTCCGTCAGGGCACCACCGATTCGGGCACGGTCATCTACTCCGAGTCCGCGATCGAGGATCTGTACCCGTCCCGCGGCGATATCGGCGAGGTGTCCCCGGGCGGCGCGTTCCCGATGATCGACGTCGCCGAGGGCGGCGACAAAGTCGCCCTCGCGTCCAAGTTCGGCGCAGGGTTCATCGTCACCGACGAAGCCCGCGACCGGAACAACTTCGACGTCATCGCCAAGGGCAACATGAAGGTACGCAACGCCCTGCTCCGCCAGGACGCCGCCCGCTGCCTCACCCTGTTCCAGTCCAAGGCCCCCACCGTCGCATCCGTCGGCGCGTGGACGACCACGAAGATTTGGAAGACTGACCTGCTGAAGGGTGTCGGTCAGATTCAGGGCCTTCGCCTCGGCTACAGCCCTGACTCTGTGATCATTTCCCCGGCGACGGCCACGAACCTGTTGCTGCTCGATGACCTGCAGAACTGGGCACCCCGGGAAAACAGCAGCCTGAACCCGCTGTACAACCCGTCCCTGTCCGGCCTGCTGGGCCTGAACTGGATCGTCAACGAGTTCGCCTCCGACGATCAGGCGATCCTGCTGCAGACCAAGATCACCGGCGCGAACATCACCGAGAAGCCGTACGGTGTCGAGGTTGACCGTGACCCGAAGGTGCAGGAAACGACCGTGATCGCCTCGAAGCGTTCCGTGCCGATCATCGACGAACCGGGCAGCGCCCTGGTCATCACCGGGATCTCGTCCTAACCATGGCTCGTCAGGGTAGGGCCACCGATACCGGGGCCGAAGTGCAGACCAGCCCGCTGGAACAGGACGTCGCAACCGCTAACGCGGGCGCTGTCGCTGCCGCCGAAGTGGTGCCCGCAGGCGATCCCCGCGAGTCCGCGTTGGCTGCGCTGGTGTACGGCAACAGCACCCCCGCGCCGGTGGCCGACCCTGCCGCCGACGTGATCGTCGACGACTCCGAGATCCTCGACTTCGGGGGCCGGTCGAAGGCTGTCGTTGTGATCAGCTACTACAACCAGTTCGTTGACGGCCTCGTCAAGTCAGCGCGCAAGGGGCAGGTGGTATCCACGGATGCCGAGTCCCTGAAGCGCGGCGAACGCATCGGCGCACTAAAGAAGTACGGGGAGTAAACCCTTATGGCTGTCGAACAGACAGCCGATACCGACTGGGGCGTCACTGTCGAAGAAGTTTCGGCACTGGCGCCCCACGTCACTATCGGCGAAGCACCGGCCGCACCGGTCGACGACACGTTCTATATACCCGCTGACCGGGCGATCACGGTCAACGAGGTTCAGGGGTTCATCAGGGACGCGGCCGCGCGCGTGTCGCTGCGTCTCGCGAACCTGACAAGGATCACCGACGCCGGCCAGTTGTCCACGGTGGCTAAGGCGGCGCATGACGCGACCGTGAACGGCGCCGCCTGGTACCTCGTCACCGCAGCCTTCCCTATCGGGCAGGTCAACGACAACAGCGCCTACGCCGAGGTCCTGCGCGCCCGCTTCGAAACCGCTTTGGACACTGCCGGGGGCGTCCTCGACGGCTGGGTGCTGGAACTGGCCAACGGCGGCGGCAGCACGCAGCCGCACACGTTCGCATCATCCTTCCCTGCGACGTCGTTCCCCGACGCTTTCAGGCTCTAACCATGACAACACTGCGTTTCGACAGTGACGGGGCGGATGCTTTCGCGTTGCAGTTGCGCCGGTTTGAGCACAACATCGGGGACGCGACCCCGGCGTTTGAGGCTATGGCCCGTTTCCAGGTGGGCACGGTCAACGCCCGCCAGTTCAAGGAACGGGGCACGGTCGAGACCGGCCGTTGGGCGCCCCTGTCGCCGTTGTATGGGCGGTGGAAGGCGCGTGTCCGGCCGGGGAAGCCGCTCATGGTGTTCGACGGCGACCTCAAACGCAGCATGACCGTGCCCGGGAAGGGTGTCTACATTGTCCGGTCGAACATGATGACCGTCGGCACCGCGATCCCCTACGCGAAATACCACCAGAAAGGCACCCCCACCATGCCCGCTAGGAAGCTGATCGGCAAGCCGCGCAAAGCGGACACCCGTGAGTTCGCGAAGATCCTGCAACGCCACATCATCGGCCAAAGGGTGGGTGCCTGATGCTCGCGCTAGGGATCGTCCTCGCCCACCTAATCGGCGACTACCTCATTCAGTCGCACTGGATGGCAACCTGCAAAACCAAACAGTGGTGGCCCGCGATCGCGCACGGCCTGACCTACACCATCCCGTATGCGTTCATCACACAGTCGACCCTCGCGCTGTTCGTGATCTGCTCAACGCACATCGTGATCGACAGGTTCAGGCTCGCCCGTCATTTCGCATGGTTCAAAAACCAGCTAGGCCCGAAGGCGAACCGCCCGCGATGGGCTGACGCTAAGGCGACGGGCTACCCGTCCGACACCCCGCCTTGGCTGGCCGTGTGGCTCATGATCATCGCCGACAACACGATTCACCTACTGATCAACACCGCCGCTATCCTCTGGCTCGCAAAGGTTGGTGTCTGATGCTCGGCCCCGAAGGCGTCACCCGAGGCGTCACCCAACAAGCCAAAGCCACGTTGCCGGCGCGCCTTGCTGAGTTCCGCACTCGCTACGCCACGACGGCCGAGTCGTTGCCGGACTTCCGTGAGGTCTACCCCGACGAGATCAACGCCCTGTCCATTGAGAAGTACCCGGCCCTGGCCGTGGTCATCCCCTCAACAGTCAGCACCCGTTCGACGCAGGCCAGGCAGACCGACGTCGGCGACTCATATGAGGAATATTCCTACAGGTACAACGTGCAGCTGTACTCCTACGCCGCAGGCAGCACAACCGCCGAAACCTCACTCGCGATCAAGCGCTACACCCTCGCCGTCCGCGAAGCGTTCCTCGCCGACAAGATCCTCCCCACACCGGGAATGGACGACGCGCAGGTCGACCCCGCCACCGTCACCGAGTCCTATTCCGAGCTCGACAAGCGCGATAACAAATTCATCGCCGCGTCAGTGGTGCAGTTCGAAGTCGTCACCCACGAACGCCTCTACTTCATCCAACGCTTCACCGACCCCGCCCAACTCGTCCTCGGCGCAACCCTCACCGTCTCCACGTCACCCGACCAGCACCCCATCGACCTCGAGTAGGGCACTGCCCGGCGTCATCCCACCTAGCAGGGTTGGCGCCGGGCACCATGCCTCTATGCGCCCAAACATTCACTTGCAGACCGACACCGTCACCGTCTGGCACGGCGACAGCATCGCCACCATGCGCGAGTTGCCCGACAACTCGATCGACTCCATCGTCACCGACCCGCCGTATGGCCTAGGTTTCATGGGGGCCAAATGGGATGCCCTACCGCCCGGGGAAGACTGGGCGCGCGAGTGCCTGCGCGTGTTGAAACCGGGCGGGCACCTGCTCGCGTTCGGTGGGTCACGGACGTGGCACCGGCTCGCCGTCGCCGTCGAGGATGCCGGGTTCGAGGTCCGCGACAGCATCGCATGGCTCTACGGCAGCGGTTTCCCGAAGTCCCTCGACGTCAGTAAGGCGATCGACAAAGCCGCAGGCGCCGAACGAACTGAAGGCGCCCGGGAATGGTCTGGCGGGCAGCGGTCCGCGGGCGTAATGGGAAATAACCTCGGGACGCAGACGCTCACAAAGTACGACACCCCGGCGACTGAGGCCGCGCGGGAGTGGCAGGGGTGGGGGACGGCGTTGAAGCCTGCGTTTGAGCCTGTCGTGGTCGGGCGTAAACCCCTGCAGGGGACGGTCGCGCAGAACGTCCAGACCTACGGGACCGGGGCGCTCAATATAGATGCGACGCGGATTACCGCCGACGGCCCGCATCCTTCGCAGCCCACTTTGCAGGGTTCCGCTGATAGTAGTCGCGCTGGTAGCACGGACTGCACATGCCCCGAGCGCGAAGACGTCCAAACCACCCGCAGCCAGAACACTCCGCTTCGGGCTTCGTCTGACGCTTCACCCGCAGGTCATAGTGACCTTCTTCCCAGTGCTCGCGAACATGCTTCGAGTTGTTTACGACTTCCAGGTTCTCGGGCCGGTTATCCGTCTTCACCTTGTTCTTGTGGTGAACGTGCTCAGTGCGAAGTAGTGGTCGACCTAGCATCTGCTCGGCAACTAGTCGATGCTCCCGCATCTGACGACCGTCAACCAGCAGGCACACATATCCGTGAGAATCAATCCAAGCCATGCTTCAAGTGTACAGCAGGCAATGTTGAGCGGGAAGCCCCTGCTGGTCGTTGGCCGGCGAATGTGGTGTTGGATGACACGACCGCCCAAATACTCGACCAACAAAGCGGGATCAGCAAGACTGCCCCACGCGGCAAACCGAGTCAGGGCAAGCCTATGGCTAAAGGTGAAGCAACCGATATTTCAGCGTCTCGCCTGTACCCAACCACGCCCGCCGAGTATGACGACATGGGCGGCGCGTCGCGGTTCTTCAAGGTCGTCTCAGATGAGCATGGCGCGATCTCCGAGCACTTCCCGCGCGAGTTCGACGATACTTTCATGTACGCATCCAAGGCGCCGAAGCGTGAGCGGCCGGTAGTGGATGGTGTCGCTCACCCGACCGTGAAGCCACTCGCGCTGATGCGGTGGCTCGTCAAACTTGTCACGCCGCCCGGGGGTGTGGTCTTGGACCCGTTCGAGGGCAGCGGCACGACGTTGGAAGCGTGCCTGTTGGAAGGCTTCGACCATGTCGGGATCGAACGCGAGCAGGATTACCTGCCCCTGATAGAAGCACGACTCGACCGGCAGGCGGGGACGCTCCCGACCGCGGCGTAGGGCCGGACACGCGCCCCGTCCCACACGGCCGGGTGCTGCGCCGTGAAGGTGGGGGTATGAGCGGCATACGGCTACACAACCCCGGGCAGTTTGAACAGGTCTACGACCAGGCAGGGCACGTCCTCGCGGGCGGCGAGTCCCGCGTCGTCGATAAGACGGACGCCTACACCGACGACCTTGTTGGCCGGGGCGTGATCCTGTCGGCGCCTGCCGAGCCGTCGCTGATCGCACGGCGCAAATCAAAGAACACCACGGAAGGTAACTGATTATGACGTCGATCGGCGTACAAGTATCAACGAGCCTGTCGAGCGGCCCGTCGAATGTGGGCACCCCCTCGGGTCGTCTTCACATCGCCGGGTTGACCGCGTACGGCCCGGCCGACAGGTCGGTGACTGTGAACAGCATCGCCAAGTTCGAAGCCCTGTACGGGGCACGCACCGCCTATTCATCGAACGCTTATGACACGGCGCGGCTGTACTTCCAGGAGGGCGGCAACGAACTCGTCATGTCCCGCGTTGTCGGCCCGGCCGCGACGAAGGGCGCACTGACGCTGAAGGACTCGGCCGATGTGAACACGGTCAAGGTCGAAGCGAAAGACCCCGGCGCCGCGTCCGCTGATTACACGGTCACGGTCACGAACAACGGCGCAACCTTCGATGTGACGATCCGCCGCCTTGGTGTTGCCCTGCGCACCTACACCGGCCTCACGTCCCCGGCTGATTTTGTGCAGAAGGCCGCGACCGACACCTACGTCACCGTCACCAGCCTCGGCAGCGTCACGGCAGCGCCCGGGGATAACCCGAAGACCCTCGCCACGACCGCACTCTCGGCCGGCACCGACGACCGCGCATCTGTGACCGCGCAGCACCACATCGACGCCCTCGCCAAGGGTTCCGGCGCTGAGGGTGGGGCCGTGGCCGTACCCGGTTACACCGTGTCGCAGATCGGTTCCCTGCTGCTCGCGCACGCCGCCGCTACCGGCAAGGTCGCACTGCTCGCGCTCCCCGCGACCAGCACCCCCGACGAAGCCGCAGCTGCCGCCGCTGACCTGACCGCCGACGCGAACGGCGCCTACGGCGGCATCTTCTACCCGCACCTGATCATCCCCGACGGCGGCGGCACCCGCACCATCAGCCCCGAAGGCTACGTCGCTGCGGCCCGCGCCCGCGCGCACCGCGACACCGGCTTCTGGCAGGTACCTGCCGGCGACCGGGCAAAGACCCGTTGGGCTTTGGGTACGAACGTGCAGATCGACACCGTGCAGAACGGCGCCCTGGCTGACGCGCTCGTCAACGGCATCGTCACGACCGGGAACAGTGTCCGCCTGTACGGCTGGCAGTCGCTCAGCACGGACCGTGAGAACCTGGGCCTGCTCACCGCGCAGGACGCCCTGAACAACCTCACCCTGCAGGCCAAAGCCGCGCTTGAACCGTTCGTGTTCGCCACGAACGACGGCAAGGGCCACCTGCGCGGGTACATCGAGTCCGCGATCGTCGGCGTCCTCGACCCGATCGCGAAGCGGAACGGCTTCTACGCCCTGCTCGATTCTGAGGATCAGGAGATCGACCCCGGCTACCGGGTCGACGTCGACGAGGCCCTGAACCCTGTCACCGCGCAGGCCGAGAACAAGGTCATCGTGCAGTTCAGTGTGCGCCTGGCCCCGACGGCGCAGCTGATTCAGGTCGAAATCATCAAAGTGCCCCTCGCAGGCACCGTCTAACAGGAGAGGGCATATAGATCATGGCTAAGACTACTAAGCGGCTTTATCTCGTCACCGTCGAAGGTATCCCGGGTACGTGGCGCACGTTCAGCGGCGGCGCCGGCTCCGCGTCGGTAACGAAGGATTATGACGGTGGAAGTGACCGGGCGGATCTGCTGTCAGGCCCGCCCGAGTGGGACGATATCGAGGTTGTCCGCACCGTCGACCCGACCCGCGACGACGCCTGGATCGCGACTTTGCGGAAGCTGATCGGCCGTGGCCGGTTCAACGTCACGAAGCAGGCGTGTGACGCGAACTGGGCGAAGGTTGGTAAGCCGACGTCGTACCCGAACTGCTTGCTGATCGGTCTCGGCGAACCGGAAACGGACTCGTCCTCTTCGGATGCGGCGGAGATCAAGCTGACGCTGTCGACGTCCGGCCCCGCCTAACCAGGCGGCATAGTCTCCCGGTCGGGGCCTGTTGGGCGCAGGTAGCCCCGGCCGGGACCCCCAAGAGTGTGGGGCGGTGTGACCTCTCGTTCGGCCTGCTCAGTGCCAACACGTCACCCGTCCCACACTCGCGCCCGGCCAAAACAGAACCTTTCTACATGCGCCCCTACTACTCAGACGAACTCGTCACGCTCTACCATGGCGACAGTATCGACCTCGCAGATATGTGGACCGCGGCTGACGTGCTGGTCACAGACCCGCCCTACGGAATGGCCTACCGTGACAGGCAAGGCGTATCGATAGCTAACGACGACACCCTCGATGCCCGCGACGCGGCCCTGAAGCTATGGGGATCTAAGCCTGCCTTGTGCTTCGGTACGTGGAAGGTTGAACGCCCCGCCGCGACGAGGCAAGTCCTAGTGTGGGATAAGTGGGGCGGCGGCGGGACCGTCGGCAGCCCGTCCTCGCCGTGGGCGTACTCGCACGAAGAAATATACATGCTCGGCGACTGGCCGAAGCTAAAGCCGGGCGGGCGGGCGCGCGAGGGCGGAAAGCCATCCCGAACGAGCGGTGTGCTTCGGGTAGCCAACTACAACACGCAGGCCCGAGATAGGCCAGACCATCCGACCCCGAAGCCGGTCGCGCTGATGGAATCACTGATTGAACGATGCCCTGACGGCGTGATCGCTGACCCGTTCGCAGGGTCAGGTTCGACGCTGGTAGCCGCGAAGAATCTAGGTAGGCGCGCCGTTGGTGTTGAGCTAGACGAACGGTACTGCGAACTGATTGCGCAGCGGTGCAGCGCGTGGACGCTGGACTTCGCAGCTTAGGACACAGGCCCCGTCCCACACGCTGGGGCGGGGCGTTGCCATGCTCAGCAGGTAGGGCCTGTTGACCCGCGACAGGGCACTGAGCAAAAGGACACATAATGACTGTTTACGGATACGAAGAAGCGCCCGACCTGACCGACGGCGACACCACGATCCGGCCGGCGAACGCCGAAGAAATCGGCTACAACCCGATCACCCCCGTCACGACCGGGGGCGCGCACGCGGGCGAGGGGTCGCTGTTCGATGAACTGCTGTCCATGGCTGACGAGGAAGTCACCAACGTGCAGAAGTTCCCCGTCACCTACCGCCCGGGCGGCTGGGTGTTGGAGTTCAACTGCGTGTACACAGAGCGCGAGATCAAGCGCTACCGGAACACCGCGATCGGTAAGAAGAAGCGCGCCGAAGACGCCGACTCGTCCCTGTTCCACGCGATGCAGCTGCTCGACAAGAACACCGGCATCTACAAGCAGACCCCCGACGGCCTGAAGCAGGTCCTCGACGGCGACGAAGAACCCCTGCTGCTGAACTCCACCGAGTTCGTGACCGCGTTCGGCAAGGGCGGCACCGCCCACCAGGCGCTCGTCAAGTTCCTCGGTGACGCGGAAACGATCAACATCGGCGGGGCCGTCCTGAACGCGGCCGGTTGGGGCGAAGACCTCGAACCGCTGGACCCTACCGAAGCCTAACCCCTTGGCTCGCCGACCATGACGCCTTTATCCAGCAAGCACGTGTGGCGGAACGCCTCGGGCTGGACCCGGTAACGGTGTTGCGCGAGACGGACTGGCGGAACCGGGCCATCCGCACGGCGGCCGGGATCGTGGCATGGCGGGACGACGAAACAAGGGCTAAGGCACAAGCCGAAGCGAATAAACGATGAGAAGGGGGCGCGCATGGCAACTAACGAGACCGTGACGCTGACGGCGGAACTCAAAGACGAAATGAGCGCCCCCCTCGACGACGCCGCCAAGAAAGTCGACGACTTCACCAAGACGGTACAGAAGGGCGCGCAGCGGCAACGCGACGCTAACGGCCGGTTCATCAAATCGACCGCGCAGATCAGCAAAGAGGTTCAAAAGCAGCGCAAGCAGTACACCGGCCTGCTCGGCATCTTCCAGAAGGTCGGGATCGGCGGACAGAAACTGTTCGGCGGGTTGTCGTCGTCCGTGTCGAAGTCCTGGCAAAGGATCGCCGGGGACGCTAATCGGTCAGGTAAGGACGCGGGCGACGCCTTCGGGAACGGGCTGCGCGCCACCCTGAAATACGCTGTCGCCGGGGCCGCAGTGATCGGCGCGGGAGCGCTTATGGCCGGGTTCGTGAGGGAAGCGGCGAACGCCTCGGACGCGACCGACAAGTTCCGCGCGACCATGTCGTTCGCCGGCCTGAACACGACGGCGATTGATATGGCGGCGAAGGCCGCGAAAGCCTACGCCGACCAGACTGTCTACGACCTGCCGACCATTCAGAACATGATGGCGCAGCTGGCATCGAACGGCATCAAGGATTACACCGGCCTGACCAAGGCCGCGGGTAACCTGAACGCCGTCGCGGGCGGCAACGCCGACACGTTCAAATCGGTCGCGATGGTCATGACGCAGACAGCCGGTGCCGGGAAGCTCACGACCGAGAACTGGAACCAGTTGACCGACGCGATCCCCGGCGCGGCAGGCCCCCTCATGAAAGCCATGAGCGCAGCCGGTGCCTATACCGGTAATTTCCGTGAGGAAATGGAGAAGGGCGAGATCACGTCCGACGAGTTCAACAAGGCGTTGATGAAGCTCGGGACGATGCCGGTCGCTGTCGAAGCGGCGAAGTCAACGGCCACGTTCGAAGGCGCGCTCGGGAACCTGAAGGCGACGATCAACTCGGGCCTGATGGTCGTGTTGGACGCCTTGAAGCCGAAGATCACCAAGACGATCACCCTGCTGTCCGATGGTCTCGGCGGGGCGGTGGACAAACTCACGACCGCGATCAGCGTGTTCAAGGGCGGCGGGACGACCGTCAACATCGGCACCGCCCTTGGCCTGTCCGGTAACAGCCTGAACATGTTCGTCACCGCGATCGCCTGGATCGAGAAAGCGCACGCCGCGTTCGACCGGTTCAAGACCATGATCGCCGGGTTCGGTACCGGGCAGTGGTCCGGCATCATCGGCGGCGCGCTGCTGCTGGTGGCCGCGTTCGGGAAGTTCGCCCCGATCATCGGACTGTTCGCGAAACTCGGCCCTGTCTTCACCCAGTTGGGCGGGGCGCTGAAGTTCCTGCTCGGCCCGATCGGGATCATCGCCGGCCTGTTCATCTACGCCTACTCAACGTCTGAGCAGTTCCGCAACACGATCAACAGCCTGCTAACGACCGTCCTCGGACTGGTGGGCGGGCTGCTGACGTCGCTGATGCCCGTCTTCCAGCAACTCATTACCGCGATCATGCCGATCCTGACGAACCTGATGCAGCAGCTTGTCCCGGTTTTTACGATGATCCTGTCGGCCGTCGCCCCGCTGGCGGTCATGCTGATCAGCCAACTCGCCCCGGTGTTCCTGCAGCTGATCGGCGCCGTCCTGCCCCCGCTCATGGGCCTGCTGGGCGTCCTCGTCCCGATCTTCGGGCAACTGATCACCGCGATCGCCCCGATCATCCCCCCGATCGCCGAAATCGTGGGTCTGCTGCTGAACCTGGCCGTTCAGATCCTCACCCCGCTGATCCCGCTGATCTCGTCGATCGCATCGATCCTCGCGACCATCCTCGGCGGCGCGATCCAATACGTCCTGATGCCGGTCATCAAGTTCCTGATCGACGCCCTCGTCAACCTGGTGACCTTCCTCAAAGGCCCGCTGGGTGAGGCGATCAACTGGATCGCGGGCCTGTTCGAGGGCCTTGGCGGGATGATCAAGGACACGCAGAAGAACATCGGCGACTTCGTGTCCAACCCGCTCGGCGGGATACAGGACATGCTTGGCATTCCGAAGAACAGCGGCGGGGGCGTGTACTCGGGCGGCGGTGTCGTCGGTGCTTTCGCGGGCGGCGGTGTCCTCGGCGGCTACGCACCCGGGCATGATTCGATACTGGCACGGCTGTCCCCTGGCGAGTCCGTGCTGGTGCCGGAACTGACGCGGGAACTCGGGCCGCAGAACATCATGGCAGCCAACGCCGCCGCCAGTGGTGGCCGCCCCGCAGGCAGCGGTCCGGCGCTAACGTCCGGTTACTCGGGTAGGGGCGGCGGGAACTCGACCAGCCTCTCAATCGGGCAGGTAAACCTGAACGTGCCTGTCAGCGCGGCGGGCACGGTCGACCTCGACGCCCTCCACACAGTCGCCGTCGGCGCGATGCAGGACGCCCTCGACGAACACAACCGCAGGAGCTACTAAATGGTGAGGGTACTCGTCGCCCGGTCAGCCGGCGCGAACAGCATGTACGTGACGAACACGGCGGGGAAGCGTTTCCCGCTGTACATGGCACCGACAACGTTCGAGCATTCCGAGGTTGCGAAGTGGGGAACTGTTGAGCGGGAAGGGTTGAAGCCTATTTCGACGATCATCGGCCCGTCGTTCCGTACCCTGAAGTTCTCCCACCGCATCGGCTCACTCGACTACCGGGCGAGCATTGAGCATGTGATCCTGCCGCTGACGGACCTCGCCAAGTCGGGGCAGAAGGTACGCTTCGTCGGCGGGTCGTCCGCCTACGAACAGTCGGTTTGGTGGAGGATTATTGACCTGCCGGTGAAGGTCGAGCAGCGCGCCGCGGACAACCGGATCAGCCGGGCGACCCTGGAGTGGTCCCTTGAAGAGGCCGGCAGTCTGCCCTCGAACCTGATCAAGGCCGGTGGTAAGCCGATCACCGCCGCACCCTCCGCGTCCAAGACCAGCGGCACTAGGACGTACAAGGTTGTCGCCGGGGACTCGCTGTCTGGGATCGCCTATAAGCTCTACCGCAACTATGCGCGATGGAGTGAGATCTGGAACCTGAACCGGTCGGCGATCCCTAACCCAAACGTGATCCGCGTCGGCATGATTTTGCGGGTGCCCCTCCGGTGAGTACCCTCATGAACGGCTCACGCCTGAAAAAGATCACCGTCTCCGGTTCGCGGCTCGGGAATAACCTCGAAGCCTCGTGCGTGGGCGCGTCGCTGTCGCTGTCGAACAGCCAGGTCACGGAGATGTCGCTGCAGTTCCTCGACTCACCTGACCTTGATTTGTTCTCGTCGAACATGTTCCGCAACGGCGCGTCACTCCGCTACGACACCTGGCAACTGGCATGTAACGGTGTGAAGCTCACGTCGGGGAAGGCGGGGCCGGTCGTCACCGTCACGGCCCCGTCACGGTTCGTTCTGGCGCTGCGGAAGCAGACCGGCGCGAAGTCCTGGGGCGACACCAACGTCTCTGCATGGGTGCAGTCGGTCGCCGCGTCGGTGGGCATGTCCCACCATGTGCAGCCCGGGTTGGGGACGAAGACGATCGCGCGGAAGAAGCCCGAGACCGGGCAGAAACCCGAATCAACATGGGACGTCCTCACGCAGATGGCGAAGGAAACCGGTGTTTGGCTGTTCGAGTACGGCACGACGCTGGTCTTCGCGAAACCGTCCTACATGGTGCGTGCGCCGTGGCCGCGGAAGACGTGGTCGCTGGTCTGGAACCAGTGGGGGGATTATTCCTCGGGCATGACTGGGATGCCTGACTACACGAACGACCCCGACGCGGACTACCCCGAAACCCTGACTGTGAAACTGGTCTCCGCTGATGCTGACACGGCGAAGCCGGGCGACACACTGATCCTCCGTGGCAGGCATGTGGGGCCGATGGGCGGCACCTGGATTATCAAAGGGGTAGAGATGCCGTTGAAGGCCGCGCAGCCGGTCGTGGTGACCGCGCAGCGCCCGCTTGATCCGAAGATCGAGAAGAAGAAGACCTCGACGTCGACGACGCCGGGCAAGCTCGACAACCCGGTCCCGACCGCGTCCGGCGCTGAGGGTTCGGTCGACGTGTGGGTGCAGAACGTCAACGGCCGCGCGATCGACATCGACGGGGCGTACGGGGCGCAGTGTGTCGACCTCGCCAACCACTTCCACCTGTACTGTGTCGGGGCGGGCACAAGGGTTATGGGTAACGGTAACCAGTGGTTCGATGCGGCCCCGGCGAACCTGTACAACAAGCTTGGCCCGTCCGCTACGGCGGCGAAGGGCGATATTGCGTGCTGGAACGGGTACTACGGTGTGATCGACGGTGTGAGTTATGGGCACGTCGCGATCGTCCTCGACGACCTCGGCAGCAGCTTGAAGGTTATGACGCAGAACCCGGGCGGCGCCCACGTCGACACCCTCAGCAAGCAGGGCATTCAAGGCTACCTGCGGCCGAAGCGGTTCAGTTCAAGCACGCCCGCGAGAGCGACGGGCGGCCCGGTGAAGGTGGTCTAGATGAGTGTGTGGGCTGGTTTGATCGTCTCCCGGGTGCTGCGCCTGGCTGAGTCCCTGTCCCCTGACGGGGCCGAAGTCGACGCGCTGATCGCTACGGCGGGGCCAAGGTTGGAAGTCGCTGAGCCGTTGGCTGCTGCGGCGTCGGTGCATGGGATCGAGATCCCCGACACCGACGAGCACCTGCGCCTGTTCCTGGCCGTCCGCAACACCGCGGCGAAGGTGGATCTGAACGTGCGCGGCCTGATCGTCGCCACGGCCGATTTGCGGCTCGGGCTGACGGTGGGCCGTGGGCGCGTGGTCGAATCATACGGGGCGGGTCTGACAGTGATCCTCAACCCCGGCGCCGGCCGCTACGCCGAGGCGTTCCGCGTGCCCGGCGTGCAGACCCTCGGGGGCGCGTAGTGGTTGCCCTGCGTATGCCTGAACAGCGGCCGGTCGCATCGTCAGGCCGTGGCGCCATCCCGTCGATCTGGCGCGGGAACATCGTCGAAGTCTATTCAGACCAGACCGTAGCGGCCCTCGTGCCGTCCCTGTACGGCGACCAGGCCCACCGCATGCCCTGCGTTGTTGCCGGCCTCGTTGTCGGCGACAGGTGCCTTGTGGCGGCGATAGAAGGCCGCGCCGACGACCTGATCGTCATCGCCCCGGGCTAAGCCTTCCCACACGGCCCCCCATATCACAGGCACCGTGTGGGTATGACCGTCTCTAATACGTTGCGTTTCCTGCTGAAGAAGTACAGCAGCGGCGGCGACCCGCACCCCACCCGCGAAGAACACAACGCGATGATCGACGCGGTCGAGAATAACGCGGTCATGGGCGCGCAGGGCATCACCGATGCCCGCCCGGCCGCGGGTAAGGGTCTCAGGTTTTTTTGGGACGAGACCGTCAAGCGGATGTGGTTCGATGACGGGTCGAACTGGAACGACCTGAACCCGAACGGCGGCGGCGGTGCCGGCACAACCATCGCCCCCGGCGTCGCGGCCGTTGAGGGATCGTCCGTCAGGGCTGCCAGGGCCGATCACACTCACCTGCTGCCGTTGGCTACGGCGTCCGCGCACGGCGCTATGGCCGCGTCTGACAAGGCGAAATTGGACGGTGCGGCATCATCCGCGACCCCCTCAACTTTGGCTGTCAGGGACGCATCAGGCCGCCTCAGCGTTGGCACCCCGACCGACCCGGCCCACGCCACCACGAAGGCGTACACCGACGGGCTGTCAACGGCGAACGCCGACTACACCGATCAGCAGGTCGGCCCCGGCCTGACCGCCCGTTCCTGGCCCCTCGGCGCCGCAGCCGGGTACGTGGTTAGCGGGAAGATCATTTCGGTGCCGTTCGCGAACAAAACCCACGTGACCGGCACGATCAAACTCGCCAAAGCCAACGGCGCGACCCCCGCCACCATCGCAGGCGGCGGCGACAAAGCGTTCGTCTCGTTGGGCGCGATCATCCCCGCCGAGATCCGCGAAGCCTCGCAACCGGGTATCGACGCCGTCCGCATGCTGCACGGCGGCGCCGCAGCCGCCGCGATCCAAACCATCGTCGAACCGTCCAGCGGCCGTGTCATGGTCAGGGCGAACGACGCCGGGGGCCTCACCTGGGGGTCGAACGCCGAAATGAGCCTGAACTTTTCCTACTACGTTGAGACGGTCGTCGTATGACCCGCGTCTACCGGACCGTGAAGCGCCGGTTCACGAAGATCCTCGACCGGGTCAGCGAGCATGCGATCCCGCAGTTGTCGGCGTCCTCGATCGCCCTGTTCGCCCTGTTCCATGCGTTCAGCCTCGCCCTATTCACCGACCGCTACACGCCGCTGCCGGCGTTCAGTACGGTCTTTTGGGTAGCGCACCCGGCTGTGTGGGCTGTCCTGTACGGGGCGACCGCGCTGATCCTACTCTACGGGTCGATCCGTGACCGCGACTTCACCCGCGGCGCCGTCCTCGGGGTCTGCGCGGTTCACACGGCGATCGGGTTCATGACGATCATCCCGATCGTCGGCCCGCTCGAAGCCCCTCCGACCGCGTTCAGCAGCTACGCCGCGCAAGCCGTCTGGTGCTACCTGACATACCTGACCTGGCGGGCGCGGGTAGCGAAGCGATGAAGCCGCTGCAGCTGACGTCATCGACGCACGCCTTCGCCTACGGCGTGTACTCCAAGGCTGCAGGGTTCGGGGTTCTGATCCTGGCCGGCGCCGTGACCGTGAAAGCCATGTCGGCGATACTGTTCCTGCCCGTCATCGGCGTCGCGTTCCTCGCCGCGGGCGTGGTCGGGCTGTACTCGATCAGGGTCGCGTCGACGTCACCGAACCCCGACAGCGGCCTGCGCCTCGAACGGGTCGCCTGCTGGGTGCTGATGATCGTGAACTTCACCCTGTCACTGTCCCTGTTCATCGCCTACGGCCTGTCAGCCGCCCTGTTCGGGCAGGTCTACGTCCTCGGCGTCGCCTTCAGCTGCCTCGGCCGTATCCGGCAGATCAAACGCGACCGGGCACGCCTACGCGCCGCGCTCCACCAGGGCCGACCGGCCGATGACGCGACACTCGCGGAACCGCCACAAGACGACAAGTAAAGGGGGACCGGGGGAAATGGATTGGTCCGCCATAGCTTTGTCAGTGGTAGCCGCTATAGGCACCCTGACGCCGTTGACGCTCGGGGTTCTCGCGCACTTCAAGGATAAGAAGAAGGACGCCGCCGCGCCGGCGCTGCCCGCGGCGACGATGGGCGAAACCGTCGACTTCGAATCGGTCGCTGTGCAGTCGTTGAACGCGCAGATCACCATGCTGACCGAGCAAGTCAAAGACCGCGACGCCCGCAACGCTGAACTGAAAGCCCAGCGCGACGCGAACGCGCAGGCCCTCCGCGACAACGGCATCCCGATCCCGTTCGTTTGAAGCCTTCCCACCCAACCATGCCCCCGGCCGTCACGCTGGGGGCATGCGACCGGTTGTGAGCTTCGTTTATAACGCCGTCGTCCTCGAATGGCACGACGGGGACACGGTGAAGCTTGACGTCGACCAGGGCCTCGAAGGTCACCGGCAGTCATGGTTCAGGCTCTACGGGATCGACTGCAAAGAACTCGCCACGGCTGAGGGTAAGCGGGCGCACGCCTACGTCACCGACGCATGGCCGGCCGGCAGCGCGGTCGTCGTCAGGTCATACAAGGCCGAGACGGTCCCGATCGGCAAGGAAAAGTACGGGCGCTGGCTCGCCGAGATCTGGCCCGCAGACGCCGACACCACGATCAGCGACACCCTCACCGACGCATCCCTCGCCCGGCCCTACTTCGGCGGAAAGAAGACAGCATGAGACCCGTTGACCCGAAGTTCGTCATCAGTCAGCACTTTGCCAGCATGCCGACGGCCGGGGTCGCACCTGACCCTGACCCCGATTCGGGCGTCGGCTACTACGTCTACCTGTACGGGAACTATCAGCCCGACGGTCACGCTGGCTGCGATATCGCCTGCCCCGTCGGAACCCCGATTCATGCGATAGCCGGGGGGACTGTTATTTGGGCGGGCTGGGACACGGAACTACCGGGCGGGCCTGACGACTGGTATGCACGCTGGTTCTTTTATCAGCACTTCGGCGGCAGGCTGACGCTGGTGCAGCGACCCTCGGGCGTCATTGACGTGTACGCGCATCAGTCGAAGTTCCTGACTACGGTCGGCGCGGTCGTGAAGGAAGGGCAGCTTATTGGGCTGTCCGGCGACAGTAGCGGCGGCGCCGACGGTGCCCTCGCCCCGCACCTGCACGTCGAAAAGATCGTGAACACCGGCTACCCGACCGGGGGAGGGCTGATCTACGGCCGCACCGACCCGATCACCGACTTCACCGCGTACAAGCCCCTCACCCTCACCACCCAATCCGTTGCCGTTGCGAAGGAAGACGATATGCCTACCATTCACCGCGTGCCCGCGATCGTCCGCCCTGCCGGGGCGACGAAGCTCGGCGCCAACAAAACCTGGTACCTGAAGGACAAGACCGGCCGGGCAAACCTGAACCTCGCCGGGAAGGGCGCCGGCATCTACGACGGGGCCGTGTTCGTGCAGGGCACCGGCCTGGCCCCCGGCGAAGTGATCACCGTGAACTTCATCGTCGTCACGAACGGCAAACGCTCGGGCTACTACGCGCAGGACGCCGCCCGCGGCACCCGCACCGGGCAGTTCCGCGGCAGCGCTGTCCTGTCCGGCCTGCCCCTGACCAAAGGCCAGCTGCTCGAAGTGTCGGTCACGTCCTCGGCGACCGGCCCCGACCTGACCACCTACGGCGCCGACCTCAAAGTCTGGCAGTAAAGGAAACCATGTTCACTCTTGACACCCTGAAACCGTCAATCATCAGGACGCTGGTCCCCCTCGCCGTGGGCGCGATCGTCGCCGGCCTCGCCTACATCGGCCTGCCTATCGACAAGGCCGGGCAGGACGGACTCGCCGCGTTCCTCGCGCAGGTCATCGGCTGGCTGGTCTCAGCGCTCTACTACATTGTTGTGCGCTGGCTTGAACAGAACCGGCCGAAGTTCGGCTGGCTGCTTGGCCTGGCGAAGTCCCCTGATTCTTACAGCAACGACCAGACCATCCCGGGAGAAGTCGTAGCCGATCATGGGATTATCACTGACTACCCCGAGGTAGGCGCCGAAGTCGTTACCGTAGAGACTCCCGGCCCTGACCACGCCGCCTAGCACCGGTCACGGAAGCCGCCCCTGCACGTCTTTGTGTGGGGGCGGCTTCGTGCCCCGGGCGGGATTCGAACCCGCGACCGTAGGTTTAGAAGGCCTGCGCTCTGTCCGCTGAGCTACCGGGGCGTGCGCCAGTCTATGCCTTCCCACACGGCGGGGGGTGGTCCGGTGACTATCAAGGCATGGCGTCTTTGAGTTTTCCGTTCCGGCTTACCCCGACGGGGTCTGTCGCGACCGTGGACGAGGGCAGCGACGCTTTGGTCGAGGAAGCGATCGCAGTGTTGTGCCTGACCCCGATCGGGGAACGCCCCATGCGCCCAACCTACGGCGTGCCCGACCCGGCGTTTGCTGGGTTGCATGTCGGTGACGTGCAGGTCGGGTTGGACGAGCACGGCCCCGAGGGCGTGACCGTCCTTAGTGTGACCTCTGAGCCGGTCAATAACAGCCAAGAAATAGCGGACATTCAGTGGACCCGCACGAACGAAGGTGACGAGTTCTAAATGGCCGATGAAGTGTTTGACGTTCCCGAGCTAGAGACGCTGAACCTGCTCAATGCGGGGACGGAAGTCGACTGGGCGGACGCCGCCATTAGCTACATTCAAAGCGTCATGCCTGAGTGGACGCCGCGGGGCGGGTCGACTGAGGTTGTGTTGATCGAAGCTTTGGCGGTCATGCTCGGCCCCGAGATCCTTTCCCTGCAGCTGCTTGGCCCGCGGGTCGTTGAACAGCTTGTCGGCCTGATGGGCACAACCAGGAGTCAGGGTGCTGAGGCGCGGGGCAGGGTCGAGTTCACCGTCACTAACAGCGCCCCGGTGCAGGTCATCCCCGCCGGCACCCGCCTGCGCCTGAACCTTGACCGGTCCCTGGAAACGGTTGACCTGTTCACGACCGAAGACCTGTCGATCATCACGTCGGAGTCTTTGACGGGGCAGGTAAATGTGATCGCCGAGCAGGTCGGCTCACTCCCGAACGGGTCCCCATCCGGCGCCCCCCTGTCTGTGGTCGATAACCTTCCGTTCATCGAAGCAGCCGCCCTCTCCGCCGCCCTGCTCGGGGGCGCTGATGTTGAGGCGGATAGCCTGTTCAACGCCCGCGCAGCCGCCGCCCTCGCCCGGCAGAACAGCACACTGGTTCACAGTGAGCAGTTCGCCTACGCCGCCCTGTCGCAGGTCGGTATCGGCCGGGCACTGACGCTGGATAACTTCAACCCGGCCGCGCCCGGCGTCACCAGCTACGGGCATGTCACTGTGGCCGTCGCCGGTTTGGACGGCCTCGCCGTTGATAGTGCGGTCATGACCGACATACGCAACACGCTCGCCGAGCAGGCCCTCGCGTCCCTGAACATTCATGTGATCGCCCCGACCTACACCCCGGTCGATATCGCGGTCACGGTCAGGGCTGCGGCGGGCTGGTCCGAGGCCGAAGTGCAGGCGTCAGTGCAGGCCGCGCTTGCGAAGTGGGTTGACCCGCTTACCTGGGGTTGGGACGACTCGGCGACGCAGTTCGAGATCGTCGCCGTCGTGTCCGCCGCCCCCGGCGTGCGGGAAGTGATTAGCGCGCCGACGGATATCAGCCTGTCCGGCGACGCGCCGTTGCCCACCCCGGGCCTGTTTACGGTCACGGTGGTTTAGGCGTGGCGGGTATTGACGCGGTCCCGGTGCACGCCTGGACGAAGAACTGGTGGGGTACCCTGCCCGCATGCTATAGGGCTGCTGACGCCGCGCAGGAAGCCCCCGGCCTGCTCTACCAGGTGGGGTATAACGCCGAGCCGTTGTTCATCAAGGGCCTGGACGGGTGGACCGTGTCGCCGGTCGAGCAGGCAACGGATTATGTGACGCTCAGGTTCCGCAGGGTCTTCAATGGCATCGACACCCGGACGCCTGTCGTGTTTCAGGTGTGGTGGACGGCCGACGCTGCCGGCGCGGCCGTGTCGTTGAATTTGCGGGATGGTGTGGGCCGTGACCTCGGCACCCACGACTACACGGATCTTGAACTCGGGGACGGCGACGACACCCTCGTCGGGACACTGGCTGGGTCTGAGCCGATCACGGCGACACTCACGTTTACGGCACCGATCGGTGACGGCGGGCTGCTGTTCAACATCAGGGGCGTCAACGTCGGCAGTCGGGCGGTATCGTTCGCGGCCCTGCCGGGGAATCTCGTTGACCAGCACTACCCGCTGCTGCGCTTCATGGAAGGTGTCGGGCAGATCGCCGGGCAGGTCCGCGACATATCCGACGGGTTCTGGGGCGGCGAATACCTCGACCCAGCCAATACGCCTGATTCGTCGTTGCGGTGGGTCGCGCAAATGATGGGCGTCAGCGCCACTATCAGGAACCAGCCCGTCACCGACCTCCGCGCCTATTTGGTGGATCTCGCCGAGAACGGACGCCCCGCGTCCGGTACGCGCAGGGATATCGCGAACGCGGCTAGGGCGTTCCTGACCGGGGCGAAGCAGACGGTCATGGTCACCCACCCGACAAGGCAGCACTGCCTCGTCATGTTGGTGCGGGAGGAAGAACTGCCCGGCGCCAGCGTCGACGCCCCCGCTGCGTTGGCCGCCCTTGTGGCCGGTGTCCGCTCGACTGGTGTTGTCCCTGCCGGGCATGAACTGGTCGCGCAGATCGTCGCCCCGACCTGGGACGACTGGGAAGCCGCTGCAGGCCCGACATGGGCTGACCTGGAAGCGAACGCCCGCACCTGGACCGAGTCCGATTCCCTCGGCGTAACCATCGAATAGGAAGGCCCACGAATGGCAGACAGTACAGGGGTTCAGGTCTTCGTCGGCCCCGCCAACCAACTCACGCTCGGCGACGTCACGGTCGGCGAGACCGCCGCCGCGACCCTCACCGCAACAGGGCCTAGCAGTCAGCGCCTCGACCTGACGATCCCCGGCCCGACCCTGGCTTTGCAGGATGCTGTGGACGCCTCGGCCGCGAACGCTGCCTCGTCCGCGTCGGCCGCTACCGCATCGCAGACCGCCGCCGAGACCGCCGCTTCGAACGCGGCAGGGTCAAAGACGGCCGCGGAGACCGCCGCTACGAACGCCGCAGCGGCGCAGGCCGCGGCTGAGGCTGCGATCCCGACTCAGGCGCAGGTCATCGAAGCCGTCGACTACCTGATGCCGACCCGGATCGCGGTCGACACCGACGGCCGCCCCTACTTCTACTAAGGCGCAGAGCATGCCGATCGTGAATTTCGTACGCACCCGCCCCGCCGCTGATGGGGACGTGCCCGCGACAGGGTATTTCCGGTTCCGGCCGTCCCGGCCGCGGGTACTCGACGGTGCCCCTGACGAGACGGTCCTGCCGGTCCCGTTCAAGGCGCTGCTTGTCGGCGGGGCGGCCGCGGTGAACCTGGCCCCGACTGATGTGTCGTGGGCGTGGGAAGTCCTCGAAAGTGTTGACGGCATCCCCGACGTCACCTACTACGTCACCGTCCCCGACGTTGCCGGCCCGCTCGATGACCCCGACCTGCCCCGCGTCAACCCGAAGACACTGTCACCCCGGGCCGTTCCCGAAGCGGCGTGGTGGCCGGTCGCGAACGCGACCATCACCGGGGCCGCAGTAGTCGGCGACGATCTGATCCTGACCCGCCACGACGGTTCAACCGTGAACGCCGGCAGGGTCACCCCGACACAGCAGTCACTGGACACGGCAGCTACGGCGGCTGTTGACGCCGAACTCGACACGGCAGTCGACGCATCCGTGCAGGCCCGGCTCGGAACCGCGGTAGACGCTGCCGTCGGCGCGCAACTCCCCCCGGCAGTAACAGCAGCAGTAGGCCCCGCTGTGACGACCGCCGTCGCGTCGGCTGTCGGACCTGCCGCCGCAGCTGCCGTCGCTGCCGCAGCGACACCAGGCGCGCTCACATTTTTGACCGACACCGACGGCCGCCCCTACATCGCCTAGAAAGGCAAACTCATGGTTGCACCCGCTAACAAACGAATCCTGCTCGAATCCGACAAAGGCATAGCTAACGGCCTCGCTACCCTCGACGGGAACTCGAAAATCCCGGTCGGGCAGATCCCTGACCAGTCCGCGACGTATGTGGCGGCGACGCAGAAGGGTGCCGCGAGCGGCGTCGCGACCCTTGACGGTACTACAAAGATCCCTGCCGCGCAGATCCCCGACGCAGTCAAACCAGACAACCTCGGGAAGCCAGTCGGTAAGGGTGAACTCGTCTTCAACGTCAGGGATTACGGGGCGGTAGGCGACGGCGCAACCGACGACACGACAGCCTGCCGCAACGCACTCTCAGCGGTTACGACCAACGGCGGCGGCATCCTGTACTTCCCCAAGGGAACCTACAGTCTGAACACGCTGTACGTCACCATCGGTCAAATCAAAATTGTGGGAGCCGGCGTCGGCGCTACCACTCTCGTTCGCAGGGCCGGGGCGAACATTGATTGCCGCATCCTGGCGCTCAACTCAACGTCCAAGACCTTCACGCCGGCACCCGGGTCATACTTGACCGGCATCACCGTGAGCGGCATGAGCATGGACGGGAACAACCTGAACGTCAACAGTGACGTCGGGTCAGCGACAGTGCAGGGCACCATCTGCGCCGTGAATGTCAAGGATTCAACCTTCACCGACCTCTACGTGAAGAACCCACGGGAAATCGGCCTGAACCTTTACGGTTGCATCGGCTCAAACATTTCAGGCGTCACCATCGACGGGATGAAGGGCAGCAGCATTGTCAACTCCATCAACATCCAGGGCAATAACTATTCAGACGGCAGCGGCGGCACGTACCCGTCGATAGGAATCCGTGTCAGGGGATGCCGTATCGTCGCGAACTGGGCGATGGTCGGGGACAGCCCTGCCGGCGCTGGCATCGGGATCTGTGTTATCGGCTCCACGGACGTGTCCGTCGTTGATAACACAGCTGATTTTTCGGGCGAACCCGCGGCCCGCGGCCGGAACGGCTGGGGCATCGTGTTCGAGGGCGGCGGTAATACCGCCATGCTCTTGGGGCGCCGGTACACGGCAGCGAACAACAAAGCCTATTACTGCGCGGTTGGTGTGGGGGCGGTTGATTCTAGCGCCGTGTCGGCCACTACGGGCCTAATTGACGGGCTGGTCCTGTCGGGCAACGAGGTACATGACTGCGTCGAGGGTATCAAGGCGGTAGGCCGGAACATCGCGATCACCGGAAATAAAGTCTCCGCCGACACGTGCATCCTCATTGGCGCGAACAAGCCGTCCATTGAAGAAAATATCTCTGTCACAGGCAACACTTTGCTGCCACAGGTCAACCGGGCTATCTACGCCCAGAAACCCACATCGGCCGGCAGGATTGACGGTCTGGTCATCAGCGGCAACGTCATCGACGGCGCCGCCGTGCCCACCAAAACAGGGCTTGGCGTTTATCTTCAGGGCAACATCCAAAATTTCGTCGTGTCCGCGAACATGATCAAGAACACCGCCGCGGCCGGGATTTACATGCTGTCCAGTGCCTCCGACGCGCAGCCGAAAAACGGCAGGGTGATCGGGAATGAACTCACGAACGTGGTCCGTGTTGTCTCGGACTACCCGCAGTATTACGGGATCGCGTCAAGCGGCTGCACCGATGTGATGGTTGCGCTCAACCACATCGTGGGCGGCGCGAACATGACGAAGGGAACCGGCTCGGTAAACACCGGCAAGTTCACTGTGTTCGGGAACACCGGCCCGGCAGGTGTGGCAGCAACCGATGAGACCGGATCGCCGGCTATTCGCCTGGGCGGCACGGTGACAGGCGCTAAGGGCGGAAACGCGGCGGTCGCGTCGCTACTCACGGCCTTGGTGTCCGCGCAGCTTGTCACGGACACCACGACCGCCTAACCCCCCCCCGGCATGGCTGAAGGCCCGCACCCCCAATAAGGTGCGGGCCTTCGGTTTACCCGACAGGGTTCATGTCGCCAGACATGTTCTCAGTGTAGCGCGGCGTGTTGCGCGCCTTCCCACCGGGCTGGGTGAATGCGCGGGATTGTGGCTTGCGGTTATCGTAATAACCCGCTAAGTTTGTTCTAGCCGCTAAATACACATAGCGGCTCAAACAAAAACCGTCAGGAAGGAAAACCCGATGTTGCCAGACCGGGCCGACACCACCGCCATCATCGAAGAAGCCGTCACCCAAGCCGCCGAATACTGGGGCACCGAACACGACCAGGAAGCAGCCCTGCTCGCCGCCCTCCAACAACAAGGCGTGCACATCAAACGGAACGAGTTCGCCGAACTCGTCGAAGCGAAGATCGCGATCACCTGGGCCGACCAGCACGCCGACCTCTCCCGCTACGGCTGGGCCGACAACGAGGACTGGCCGAACCGTGCCGAGTTCATCCGCCAACAACGCGAAGAATGGTACGCCCCCACCCTCGATAGGGTTGTGTGCCGCACCCGCGAAACCCTCACCCTCACCCACATCGACGACCTGGCCGCGGCATGACCCGCGACGAAGCCTACGCAAACTGCCCCGCCGGGTCGTATGTCGAGTTCTACGGGGGCCGGTGGGTAATCGTCCCCCTCGCCCCCGTAGTGCAGCCCGACTTCTTCAAGGTCACCCCCGCAGCTGTTGAAAGGCTGGCGGCATGATGCGCGGCCTGAAACTCACCAAACGCGGCGAACTCGTCAAAGACACCCTGATCGCCGCCGCCGTCGCCGGGCTGTTCTTCCCGACCATGACCCTCATCATCGCCCTCGCCCACACGATCGGACTGAACTAGCCATGAGCTTCCGTTTCCTGCACAAATCGCACCAGTACCGGCTCACCGAACTGCCCGGACCCGCCCACAAAGACACGAACCCCGAACTTCGGGTCAGCGGCGTCACGGCCCAACTCGGCGGCGGCATCCCCAAACCGAACCTGATCTACTGGGCCGGCAAAACCGTCGCCGAATACGTCCGCGACAACCCCGCCGAAATCGAACTGCTCCGCACCCGGGACGACCTCGACATGGTCGCCGAACTCGCGAAGGTCCCCAACCAGGTCCGCGACGCAGCCGGCGTCCGTGGCACCGCAGTGCACGACCTCGCCGAAAAGATCCTCCACGGCCAGGCCGTAGACGTCCCCGACGAACTCGCCCCCTACGTCGATGGCTACCTGCGCCTGATCGACGACTGGGACATTCAGCCCATCCTCACCGAAACGTCGGTCGCGAACCGCAAAGACTGGTACGCGGGCCGGCTCGACTCGATCGCGACGATCGGGGCGCTGGGCGGGGCGCCGGTCCTGCTCGACTGGAAAACCTCGAAGGGCGTCTACGGTGAAACCGGGCTGCAGTGCGCCGCCTACGCGAAAGCCGAGTTCTGGGTGACCGACGAAGACCCGAACACCGAACACCCCATGCCTGAGATTCAGCGGACGATGGTCTGCCACATCACCCCCGACGGGTCGTTCCTGTACGACCTCGCCCGCAACCCGGCCGAGATTGACCGGCACTACGACATGTTCCTCGCCGCCGCGTTCACCGCAAAGACGGCGAAGGAACGCGACGGCATCATCACCGAACCACTCACACTCCCCACCGCCCACACCATGAAAGAAGCAGCATAATGACCGCCATCGCACTCCCCACCCAGCCCGCCGCCCTTCCGGCCCCCGCCAACCCGACCGCCGCCGTCGTCGACCTGCAGGCATGGGCTGCCGAGCTCGGCGCCGCGTACACGATCGGGCAGTCACTCGCCTCGACCGACTTCGTCCCCATGTCCCTGAAAACCCAGTCAGGCGGGCGCCCGAAAGAACCGCAGCAGGTCGCCGAGAACGTCGCCGCCTGCATCCTCGCCGGCAAAGCCCTAGGCCTCGACCCGATGAACAGCATTCAGAACATCTTCGTCGTCCACGGACGCCCGGCCATGTACGCCCGCACGATGGCCGCTTTGGTTCTCGCGGCGGGGCATGAGATCCGCCGCACCGTCTCGACCGAGCAGCGCGTCGTCTACATCGGCCGGCGCAAGGGCGAAACCGAGTGGACCGAAGTCGAATGGACGAAGGAACGCGCCCGCAAAGCCGGGTACACCAACAACAAGAAGTACGACACGGACCCGATCGCGATGCTCACCGCGAAGTGCCAGTCGGAGATCTGCCGGGTCATCGCCCCTGACGTGCTGACCGGCATCGCCGCAACCAGTGTCGAAGAGGTTGAGTTGGACGACCTCGGCGAAGTCACCCCGCCCGAGGGGGTACGCGCTGAAGGCGTACCCCCGAAGGCGAAGGTGCAGCGGAAGCGCCGCCAGGCACCGGCCCCGGTCGCGCCCGCCGCCGTGCAGGAGGCGCCCCGGGATGAAACCCCCGTCGACCCCGAAGCCGACGCACTGGCCGAGCAGGCCGACACCGTGACCGGCGAACTGCCCGAAGCTGACCCTGAGGTATCGGAAGAAGCGACCTGCACGCCCGAGCAGCAGAAAGCTCTCGGCGAAGCCCTCAAAGCCGCAGGCTACGCAACCCGCGCCGTCATGATGTCCAAAGTCACCGACATGGTCGGCCGCGGCGTCGAGTCCTCCAAAGAACTCACCGAATCCGAAGCGATCGACCTGACCGCCCGGCTCTGGGACGAAGCCGACGCGAACCAGCCCGAGACTGAACCCGCCGCATGACCCAACAAGACAAGGGGGGTCGCGCCTACCAGAAAGGGTCGGCGCGGCCCGCCGCGAAACTCACCGAAACCGACGTCCAACAAATCCGCCAAGACGCCGCGGGCGGGATGAAACAACGCGACATCGCCGACGCCTACGGCATCAGCCAAGGCCTCGTGTCCGGGATCGTCAACGGCAAACGCTGGCAACACGTCACCCAACAGGAGCAACAATGACCTTCCACCCCCGAGCGACATACACGCCCGGTATGCCGATAGACCCGTACCTGCACGCGATCGGCAGGCCCGTCACCTACTACCACGCCGGAATGATCGAAGCAGGACAAATCGCAAAGGTGAGCAACGGCCCCGACGGTCTGCTGTACGACGTCAAGGTCATCAGCGGCGGAACCTTCCGCAACGTCACCCTCGGCGATCTCAACAACCCCCAACCCAACACCTTCACCTACGCCCCGTAAGGAAATAGACACATGGCAGATATCAAGTTCACCGGCAACCTCGGCCGGGACGCAGAGTTGAAATACACGAAGAACGGCAGCCCGGTCATGTCCTTCAGTGTCGCCGACTCGAAGTCACGACGGCTAGACAACGGCGAGTACGAAACCCTCGCCGAGCAGTGGCTGAACTGCACCATCTGGGGCAGCCTGGCAGAGTTCTACGACGGCAAACTCACCCGCGGCACCCGCGTCACCGTCTACGGCGACTTCATGTCCCGCCCGTATGAGGCGAAGGACGGCTCGAAGGGACTCAGCCTCGATGTGAACGTCAAGGGCGTCGAGATCTTCCCGTCCCGCAACGGCGGCGGACAGCGGCAGCAGACCAGCGCAACGCAGCAGGGCGGCGGCTGGGGCGGTCAGCAGGACAACAGCGGCGGCTGGGGTAACGGCAACGACTCCGAGCCTCCCTTCTAAATCGTGTCGTCCCCCAACCCGTAACCGAATACGCGCACCATCCTTTCAGAGACCCCGGCCAGTTGCCCCCAACACTGGCCGGGGTCTGGCCCACCCACCGACAGGAAGAAACCGCCGACATGGTCATTGAGAAAGCCCCCGTCATCACCGTCTACTCGAAGACGCCCTGCGTCCAGTGCACCGCCGTGAAGCGCCACCTGGGCAAGAAGGAAGGCGCCGTGTACACGGTCGAAGACCTGACGATCGACCCGGACAACCCGCAGCCGGACGACGCCGAGAAGCAGAACAAGCTCGACGCCCTGAAGGAACTCGGCTACACCGGCGTCCCGGTGACGTTCGTCAACGATGACCACTTCTACGGGTACGTCGCAGACAAGCTCGACGACGCCGTCGCCCGCCAGCGCCGCGCACAGCTGCATGTGGTTGAGGCTGCCGCGTGACCCGCGTACTCACGCCGGGGATGATCTTCCGGCCCGAACCGAAGCCCGACCCGAAGACGGCCGAGAAGGGCGAACCTTGCCCCGCGTGCGAGTTCATCACGACCAACTCCCAACCGGACTGCCGGTGTAGCTGAACCAGGCCCGCAGAACGCCGCCTAGCCCCTTTTGTGGGTTAGGCGGTTTTCGGCGTTAGATTCGCAATGCGATACGAACTGTCTTGCGATATGCGAAACGTATGCTAATGTTTGAACTGTTCGCCCAACAGTGAAGGAATCAAGCCATGTCAATCAAGGTCACCAAGTCAGACCTCACGCAAATGCGCGTCTACCCTGACACGTTCAAACACCCCAAGATGCTCAAAGTCAGCGCCGACGCCCGATGGACAGCCTTCGAACTCTGGGCCTACTGCCACAAGTACCGCACCGACGGCCATGTCCCCAACGAAGTCATCAAAGACATTCCCCTAGAACAGATCCGGGAACTCGTTCAGGCCGGCCTCATGGAGCAGGACAAGAACCGCGCCGCGTGGATGCACGACTACACCGACTGGCAGCCGTCCCGGGCACAACTCGAAGCCTACGAAGCGGCTCAGGCCGAAGCGGCACAGCGACGCAGCCAGGCCGGCAAGGTAGCCGCGGGCGCCCGCTGGCACAAGGCATCGTGACCCACCCGCACCGGCACCACAACACTCGAAGGGGGCGATCACAATCACCTGGTTCAAAGTCGACGACGGCTTCGCATTCCACCCAAAAGCCATCATGGCGGGCAACGCCGCGCTCGGTCTCTGGGTACGCGCTGGGGCGTGGTGCGGCGCGAACCTAACAGACGGCGCACTCCCGAAGCACATGATCGGCACATTCGGGGCACAAAAGAGGGACGCGAGAAAGCTCGTCGAAGTAGGCCTCTGGGTGGAAACCAAGGACGGATACCAGTTCCACGAATGGGCGCAGATGCAGCCCTCTAAGGCCGAAGTTCTCGCGGAACGGGCCAAGAACAAAGAGCGGCAGCAAAGGTTTAGAGACCGACAGCGTAACGGCGTTACGGATGGCGTTACGAACGACGTTACCGACGGCGTGACTAACGGCGCCCCGACCCGACCCGACCCGACCTTAAAAGAAAAAGCTTTTAAAAGATCTTCATCACCGGCTACGCCGGACGATGCCGAGCCAGATTCGAACGAACCAGATCCGAAGCCGGTCATGTACTCGCGCGCCTTCGAAGCATTCTGGGACGCCTACCCCCGCAAGGTGGGGAAGAAAGCCGCGTCGGCCGCGTTCGACAAAGCCCGCAAGGTCGCCAGCCTGCAAACCATCTGCCAAGCCGCAGCCCGCTACCGCGACGACCCGAACCGCGACGACGCCTACACGGCCCACCCAACGACCTGGCTCAACGAAGGCCGCTGGGAAGACCAGACACCGCTACCCAACCGCATGGCAGCACAAACCAAACCCACAACCTCGCAGCTGCGGGCACAGGCCGGGATCGCCAGACTCGCCGCATACGACAACCACCAACAACAAATGCCCTTCCAACGAGAACTAGGAGCCTGACCCATGGAACTTCGCGAAGCCGCCGAAATCGTCATCGCAATCAACCAGTTCGACCCCCGCGTGCAGTCCAACGAAATCGCCGACGCGATCTGGGCCGAAGCCCTCGCCCCGTTCACCAAAGAAATCACCTGGGCAGCGGTCAAAGAGCACTACCGGCTCAACGACGACACCGCAGCAACCCCCGGCATGATCCGCAAACGCGCAAGCATCATGACCGAACAGCAGAAATCCCGCGAACGCGCCATGGCCGTAGCCCGCGAACGCGAAGTGCTAGGCGAACGCGCCAGCGCAGCAGCAGTCACCCGGTACCGCGAACTCAAAGCGGAACTCGGCGAAGCCTTCAAAGTCCCCGACAGCCCTAAACCAGCCGATGCCGTGCTCGACCTGTACCACCGGCTCAAAAACTCCCCACAAGGCGAACTCGTCCAGTTCAACCGCCCCGAACACACCGACTGGGCAACCGACGAACCCGCCGCCTAAGACGCCCGCCAGGCACCCCACACCGCACACACACCCGACAGGACAACCAATAATGGTTTACATTCACGGAAAGACAACCCGCCGCCCAGCGACCGAAGCGGACCTCGCGCAAGCCCGGCACCACAACGCCCAACTCGCTGCCGAACTACGGCAGTTGGAAGCGATCGGCGAACGGTTACAGGCCGCTGTTGATGAGAAACGCGCCGCACTGGAAGCCGACAGAGACGATGCACGGGCCGTCCTGGCCGCTCTGAAGGCCGAAACCGTGTCCCTGCGGGAGGAAACCCAACAACTCGTCGATTACCGCCGCAGAATGGCACTGATGCCCCCGCCGATCTACGGAGGCCGTGACGGTCTGCTCGCCGCGACGGCTGAGATTGAGGCTTACGACAACCCGGCGAAGGCTGCCGGCCCGTCGCATGGGACCAGGGCGCGCTACTACGCCCCGCATCATTGCCGGTGCGCTGCCTGTAACGCATGGCATGAAGACCACAAGGCCCGCGCCCGTCAGCGTCACCATGCCCGCCCGGCCCGACACCTGGAACTCGCAGCGTGAAGGTGGTGGAGTGTGGGTCGTATTCGGGGTACCGGGCGCACCGGACCCGGAAAGAACCGGCGTGCAGGCCGTGTAAGGATGCTGCGGCCGCTTATGAGCGTGAACGGCGTAAGGCGAGGATGGCGGCGCGGGCCATGGGTGAGGTCATCCCCGGGCGTGGGCGCCCCGCAGGCAGGACAAGCGCGGTTGAGCATTTCCTGGCCGAGGTTGAGCACCTGGCCGACAGTGGCGCGGGTTGGGGCCGGATCTGCGCCGCCTTCGGCACGTCGCCGGTGAACCTCGAAAAACGCCTCATGAACCACGGCAGGCACGACCTCGCCGCCCGCGTGTTCGGGGCGGAGCGGTACGCGATCACCCAAGGCGACAGAAAGCAGGCGGCATGACCCGGGACCGGCAGCAGGCGGCGTTGGACCGGCTCAGGGCGAAGGGGAACCACCTGGCCCCGGTCATGGTCGACGGGAAGGTTAGGCCGAAGGGTTCAAGCACAGTACCCGCTGGGCGGGGCGCTGGGCGGGGCGTGACGGCCTCGGAGGGTGCCCCTAGGGTGATTATTCCACCCGTCCAAAACAAAACGCTTAGCAAGCCCTTTCCCGGCGATGGGATCAGCTTCGCCATTGAAGGCGAACCGGTCTCGAAAGGCAGGCCGCGGTTCAGCCAACGCGGCGGCAAGGTCCGCACCTACACCCCCGCGAAGACCCTGAATGCCGAACAGGCTGTCGCCGACGCCTTCCGCGCAGCGGCCCCCGGCTACACCTACGCCCCCGACGGCGCCTATCAGGTCGACGTGGTCTTCGTTAGCGGCACGCGCCGGCAACGCGACGTCGACAACATGCTGAAACTCATCCTCGACGGCCTCAACGGCATTGCTTGGGCCGATGACCACCAGGTGCTCAGGACGGTCGCTGAAAAGGGTTACGACCCGGGCAATGCTCGAACGGTCGTAACAATCCGGAGAGTTGACGTAATGGCCGCTTAGGGACTTGCCAACGTCGTAATAAGGCCCTAAGTTTGTTTCAACGGGTCAAGCAAACAACCCGAACTGAAACCCCTCGAAAGGATCGACAATGGCAACCACCGCACGCGTCATCGCCCTACCCCAACAACAAGCCCTCCCCCACGTCGTGGGGTCAGTCGCAGCGCTCCGCAACCTCCCCCACATGACCATCCTCATGGTCCAGTCCGGCAGCGCAGCCCAGATCATCAACCACCCCGACGAAGGCCACTACCTGTCCTACGCCGGCACCGACGAAACCGACTCCCTCGACCCCACAGACCTGTTCTGGGACCGGTCAAGCATGGACTCACTCATCCGCATGCTGCCCGCCGTCATACTCGACATGCCATGAGCGCACTCGAAGACCTTGCAGCCGCTTTATACCGCCTGCAATGGGACGCGGACCTCTACGCGACACCGCGAGGCCCTGAGACGAAGCAATACGAAAGGCGAGCGAAGAAACTAATGGCTGCCGGCTACTACAAGAAAGACGTCGATACACTGGCCGACCAGGAAACCAAAGAAGACGTGCTCGCACGCCACCGCATAAACCACCGCTACGACACCGCCCTGCATGAGGAGTGCACCTGCGGGAAGCGGTGGATGGTAGGCCCCGGCAAATTAGAGGCCCACCACGCGGAAGTCCTAGCCGCAACGCCCGCCCAACAAGCATCTAGCGCGCCACTCTGCGCAACCTGCGACGGCGGCGGCTGCGGCGACTGCATATGACTGTGGGGCCGGGGAATTGCCCGCCCCGACCCCACAACAAGCAAGAACCCACATTCATTGACTTGAACCCCCAGCATAAACCGAAAGGCCCCGACAATGACCACGCCAGACACCCAACAAGACGAAGAGACCTTCGTCGCCGCACTCGAAGACGCCTTCGCCGCGGCCGAGCACGAAGACGGACTGCCCGAAGGCACCGTGCTAACCGATCTGTTCATGGAACACCTGCGCCCCGCCCTCGCCGCGATCCGCCGCCAGGCAGCCGCCGAAGCGCTCACCGAACAGGCCAGCGCTTTCGACCGGCAGGCCGGGTTCTTCGTCAAGCAGCAGAACGCCATGCTCGCGAAGGGCGACCATGCAAGCGCCGACGTCTACACCGAGTACGTCGACCACGGACACCGGGCCGCAACCAAGCTACGGCAGGCTGCCGCCGACAAGCTCGCCGAAGGCTATGAATGGCAGTGCGCGTCCGGCCGCGGCTGCGACACGCCTGTTCCTGACGCTGGCGACGAGTGCGCCCGATGCCACGCCGAAGGCGACGACGAAAACTACTGGGAGGAATGAATGCTGACCCCCGGCACCGCCCTGAACCGTGACGCTTACCTGATCGTCGACGGGTACTGGATACCCCGCCACATGATCACCGGCCGCACCCAAGCCGGCGACTTCATCCTGAACAACGGCCTCGTCATCAAGGACAAACCATGAACCTGCTGACCGTCCTCGCCGTCATCCTGTTGATCATCATGATCATCGCCCCGTTCATCCTGCTCCGACGCCGCAAAGCCCGGCAGCAGCCCCCGACGCCCATCCGAGCTGAGTTTGTGGACTTCATCGAGGCGAACTACGCACACGCCCACGGCCTCACGCTCGACGTCTGGCAGTCGCTCCCGCCCGCGACCCGCGCTCAACTCCGCGACAACGTCGCCCATGGCGTGAACCGGCGCCCAACGACCTCCATGCCCTGCCGCTGCAGCAAGTGTATGCAAGCCCTAATCGCCTACAAGAGGTCATCATGAAGCACCTGACACAGGATATTGAGTGCCCTAGCTGCACGACCCTGGCCGGGCCGTGCGCGACCACTGAACCCGGCGTAGCGACCCCCGTCTACGCCCTCGACAACACCGCCAGCATGTCGAAGCAGGTCCGTGTCTGCCGCGCCCTGAAAGTCCTCTACGGGCACGGCATCACCTGGCACACCATCGGCTACCACCTGGTCTACTTCACGCCCGGCGACATGTGCGGCTGCACCGACTGCGCAACACGCCTCACCCACACCATCGAAAGGACAGCCCACACATGAGCAAGTACGCGGTGAAGTGCCCGGCGTGTGGCCTGTTCGCGCGTGAGGGGCACCGGTGCGGGGTTGATGACCACGACCCCGACGCCCGCCCCCTCGGTTGCAACGGCAAATACGGTGAGTCCGGTTTGCAGCAGCACAAACGCGCCGGCACCGAACCCTGCGACGCCTGCCGGGAGTCGTACCGGCACAACCGCCGCGAACTCCGATCCGGCCGCATCAAACCCCGCACCCCGGCGCCCTGCGGGACCTACAACGCCGCCGCCCGCCACGCCTACAAGGGTGAACCCCTGGACTTCGCCTGCAGGATCGCCCGCGCAAAGTACCGGGCCGAACTCAAACAACGAAAGGAAGCGGCATGACACCCGACCAGCGCGACACCCTGCTCGACCTGCACCGGGCCGCGATGAAAGAGGCCGCGACGTTCTCAGCTAAGGCCACCCTCGCGAACCTGGACGGGCATAGCTTCGCGAGGGCTGATGACATGGAAGCCGCGGATGATGCGTTCCGGGCGTACCTGTTCGCTTTACCCGTTTCTTCCCACACGTAAACGCTCCCGAGGGTGAGCATGCTCACACATGGCGCGTAGCCCACGCGCCCGCCCATAAAAGGACTGTCAACGATGAACTCAGTCACCACCACCCCCGCCACCCAACCCTGTGTTTGCGGCTGGAACACCCCCGACCACAACGCCAACAAGTACACCCCGGCTGAGTGCCCGGCCGTGAAAGCCGCCACGAAACGTTTGTTTGACCAGGGCCTCACCACGACATGCATGACGCGCTGGTCGAACTACTACATCGACCCGAACGACGTCGCCATAGTTGTTCTCGAAGCCGTCCACGCCGCCCAAGCCGCGGAGCACGCCGACCGGGCCGAAACCTTCGAACCCCTCGCCGCATGAAAGCCGCCAAGCTCGCCGCCATCGAAGCCGCTGTTGCTGATGGTTGGCCGCTCCGCGAGATCTACCGCACCCACCACACCAGCGCCAGGTTCGTGAACAAACACTTCCCCGGCTACCGGGGCATCACCGCGCAGGAGGCCGGGGCGCTGTCAATGGCCGCACGGCATTGCGGCATCATCCTCGACTGAAGCCGGTTTGGCCGGGCGTCCCCCAAAGACCGCCCGGCCATTGCCATGCTAACCGTAATTACGATGTTGACGTATGCGCCCACATGCACTACGTTTGTTCTAACGCACCAAACAAACGAAGGGCCAGACAATGAACAAGCAGACCAAAGCACCCCGCGGCATCAACGGCAAGCAGCGCGAACTCTTCCTCGCCCTCAGCGCCGAACAGCAGGAAACCTACCTGCACCGCTACAACGTCATGGGCCAGCCCGCCGCACTCGCCTACCGCTACACCACCGAAGGCTACTAACCCGCCCCGGCCGGCCCGCGGGCCGGCACCCACCCGCCAGACAAGGACACCCGCGCCCATGACCCGCCAGACCACCGACAAAGCCCGCGCCCTCTACAACCGCCTCACCAACCGCTACCAGCGGCCCGAATCGCCCGTATGCCACCTGACCGTCGAGCCGCAACAAGACAGCATCAGTATTGACGTGGGCCTCACTAACGGCGGGCACCTGCGCCACGACCTCGACCCCACCCGCGGCATCCTCGACCTCAACCGACAAGTCGTCGCCCTCATCAACCAGCACACCGACGCAGGCCGGCAGTGATCCCCGCGGCTGAGCGGAACGCTCAACAATCGACCGAGACGTTCGGGCTGTCCCACGGCCAAACCGCGCTGATCGCCAAACTCCGGTTGGGTCTCGTCCCCGCCGACGTCCTCACCCGACTCCACCCAACCCAAGAGAAAGAAGCAGCATAATGCCGAAGCAGACCTATGTCCCGACCGAAGCCGACCGCCTGACCGGCCAGAATGTGCGCCGGCTCCGCCGTATGGCTGGTGAGACGCTGCAGGAAACCATCGACCGGTCAGGAGTCGGCCTGCGTCAGTCGTCACTGTCCCGCACCGAACTCGGGCAACGGCAGCTGACCGTCCCCGAAGCCACAAAGTTGGCCGCGCACTTCAACACCACCGTCGACCGGATCATCTGCGAGACCTGGCCTGCCAGTGCAGCGCCCGCCGAACCCGAGACTGAGCAGGAATGGCTCGGCAACAAACCCACCCTCACCCCAGTCCCGGATCACATCGCTGACGAAACCGCCTACGTGAGGTCCCGCACCCTCGAAATAAACCTCGACGCGCCGTTGAGCTTGGCCGACTATCGTGAACAGGTTTGGATCCCCTACCTCGAACACCGTTACACGACCGACCTGAAACAGACAGGCTAAGCAAATGCCCCGCAAAACCGAGCACCTGGAAACCTACTACCGCGGCCTAGCAGCCGACGGGACCATCGTCAAAGAATCCAAGTTCCTGAACACCGTCCAGCGGTACATGCGCGCCCACCCCGACGGGACCATCGAAACCCGCGACCTTGTCGGCTACTACACCCCCTGGACACCCGACCCCGTCCTCATGGACCGCACAAAGGACAAACGCAAATGACAGAGAAAGTAAAAGCGCTGATCGCTGCCGTGATGGAAGTGCACGCCGACGGCGGCGCCTCGCAAGGCTACCTGCCTAATGGGAGCTACGGCGTACTCGATCACGCTTGCCTGACGTGCGGCGAACATGGCGAGTACGGCGTCGCGTGGCCCTGCCCGACCCATCAGCTGCTTAGCCAGGCATTAGGTGACGACCAGTGACCGCGTTACCTGTTGAGCCGATGGGTGCGCCTATGACGGTTGTCTTCGACTCGGCAACGTCGTTCGCTGACGTGCCGAACCTGCTCGCCTACCACCCCGGCCCCACCGCGTTGCACGGCTGGCTGACGATGAAACTCGCACCCGTCGCCGTCCGCAAACGGTTACGGCCAGGCTGGCGGGTCACCATCACCGGCACCACCGGGGCGCTACTCAACAACAAAGACCGCGAACTACTCACCTTCGAAATCATCAAAGGACACCGACT